CTTCTAACTTCCTCCTCACTCAAGGGACGATTCTTTGCCAGCCAGCGCAAAGCCTGCGCTATACATGTTTTGCCAGCCTCACTAGAACCAACAATAGTGGTTATTCCTGCCGACAGATCAATTTCTGTATACTTGTAAGGCTTAAAATTTTCCAAAGCTATCTTTCTAAAAGACACCTTTACTGCCTCTTTACTCTGTTGCCTTTGCTCCTCTTCTCTCTCCTCAGAGCATCTCTCTTTGCTAGAGCAGCAGCTCTGGCAGGGCCAATAAGATTCCGAGCCTTCTGAAGAGCCTTGCGCATTCTTGTAGCAGCAACCAACTTGCCCCCATCAAGCTCCTTAGCATGCCACAAAGCCTCATCCATCCACCCAATAATTTCTTCTACACCCTCAGAAACCAAAATGTCTCTCTTCTTTCTACCCATGTCTTTTTGCTCCTTTCTTTTTAGGTTTTCTCTTTCTGCTCTCGCCATCTTCACTAGCAATATCTAGCTCTCTTCTCATTCTAGTCCACTCAACAACAAGAGCGTGAATAAAATTAGTCAGCCTGGCATACTGCTCAGGACTGCTCTTTGTATTCTGGATAACAGTAATGACTCTGTGTTGTTGACCTGTTAACTCCAAAGTCCAGTCTGGATAGGAATAGTCAGGATGGTGTCTGTTAATTTTAGCCACAATAGGCAGCCCTCCTCCTTCTTTCTATACCATCTTAAACACTTCAATCCACTTAGCAATATTATCAAGCATTGACCTAAAACCAAACCTATTACAAACCTCTACGAAAGCTTCCTTGCTTGGCAAAGAGTCAGGTATGAGGGAGACCTTCTCAGTTCCCGACAACGGCAACTGAACCAGCTCTCGGTTCAAAGCCAGCCTATCCTCTTGCTCTCTAACAGCAACAGAAACGGGATGGTTCTCAGGAAACTCTCCCTTCAGATACTTCACAGCTGTTTTGGTGCCAATACCAAGCAAGCGCCCAGTGCTAGCCTTTTTCTTTAGGCTGGGGACTCCGTCACCAGAGCAACCAGCAATAGCCAGCACCTCTGCCCAGCACCGAGGCTCAATGCCCCAAAAAGACACAAAGTCCTCATAAGTCCACAACTGATTCTGCACAGGCTCATACCACATTGTGTCATGTGCTATCAGCTGGTAAAGGTCTCTGTCCCTGCTGACTATAATCTTCTCATAAAGACTATTAGCAAGAACTACACTAGCAATAACATCATCAGCCTCATAGCCAATTTGCCAGAAGTTATTGTCAAATCCAAGCTGAGGCATAACCTCGTCCCGGAGAATGGAAATCTGATCCCTCAAAGCCCTTTCCACAAACAAGTCTTTCTCGGTTGGTGGGGGAGTGCTGGCTTTTCTTTTCTTGTACTCTGGGTATAGTAATTCTCTTCTGAGAGAAAGAGAACTATCCCAAACAAAGCAAACCATATCAGGAAGAAGCTTCTTAGCAACAGCAAACAGCTTCATAAAGAAACCATATATGACTCCTGTATTCCCTTGGCCATGGAAGAACAGCTCTCTGTATGCGTGCTTAGCAATATGGCAAAGACTATGACTATCAATAACCAAAAGTCTCTTCTCTCTACTAGAAGCTAATTCTCTACGACGCACCCTCTCAACCACAAACTACTCCTCCTCCCCTTCTCCCACAGCCATAGGAGAAGAGCCATACTTGGGCTTTCTTCTAGGAAGCAAGCTGTCCTCTAGCTCTCTCCACCTTTGCTCCACCATCTCTTTCAAAACTGCCTCCTGGTTGTGCTCTTCTATATAACGCACAGCCTTCTCAGGAGTCATGTCCTTGTTGTCCCAAGAGACAGACTTTATCTTTTTCTTGTTGTCTTCTCTCTTGAAACCAAAAAGCCAGTCAATCATACTTCCTACATCATCCACGCCATAGTCAAACAATATCTTAAACTCTGCCTCCCGGAAGGGCTTGGCTACCTTATTGCGCTCACATTTGGCTCTGACTCTTATTCCATACACCAAGTCATGGCCTTTGACTTTCTTATGAAGCTTTTCCTTCTCATACAACCAGCAAACCTGGTGAGTGTAGAAGTCCAAAGCCTTGCCTCCTGTGCGGTATATGCTCTTACCAAAAGTTATACCAATCCTCTTCCTCACTTGGCTAATTATGAAAAGAGTGATATCTTGGCCCTTCATCCTGTTTGTGATCTCAGACCTAAAGAACTGGCTCAGGTAACTCTGCCTCTCTAGCTTGTAACTACCATCCAGTTCCCCACTCTCACGATCTGTGGCCTTCAAAAAACGAGAGCGCTCTGCTGCGCTGCCAAGACTATCCAGGCTGTCCAAAACATAGATAAGCATTTGACCTGGCTCGTGCTTAGAGCAAGCCTTCATAAAATCCTTACCAAAATCCTCTATGGTCTCGCTATAAGCCCACTCAATATCTTTCTCAGGGTTGAGGCCATACATGCTCTCTATATCAAAATCCATTACTTTCTCTGCATTGTTGTATCGTATAACAACCTCCTCAACCTCTGGGAAAATACGGCTCTCACGTCCAACATAGGTATGCTTAGCAAGCGCAGCAGCCTCAAGAGCCAGAAGAGTTTTGCCTGTGCTGCCATCCCCGACAATGTTCACAACCCGTCCTCTAGCCCAGCCTCCACCAGCACCTCTGCCAGAGACAACCAAGTTGATCAACGTGCTGCCTGAGTCTATAAACTCCACAAGGGATTCCTTCTTATGGTCACGCCCTTCCAGCAGCGCATCCTCCAGGGACAGTTTCTCTTCTCTTCTTCTCTCCTTGTGAAGTATCCTCTTCACTCTCCTCGCCATGGTTACTTGCTCCCACCCGCACTGCGCTTTCTACTTCTGATGGCCTTCTCCAGTCTCTGGCGCACAGAAGAAGAAGCTTTCTGCTGACCTTTTCCCTCTGCTGCTGCCGCCGGAGCTGAGGCTCTTTTCGCCCTGGCAGGTTTCTTCTTTCTCTGGGATTGGCGGCGTTCATACTCCTCACGACAGTCAGGGGCATAGTCACAAGTATCACAATCTTGATATTTATCGAACTCTACCCCAAAACACTCAGGAGGCTCTTCTTCTTCTTGTTCTTGTTCCTGATCCTGCTGCTCCTCTGACTCTTCTTCTTGTTCTTGAGAAGAATCAAGCTCTAAGATCAACTGGCGCAAATCATCATCACCCATCTCCTCTAGCTCATCTTGATCTGCGCTGCCACCAAGCTCAAAGAACAAAGCCTCTAGCCCTTCCCTGTCCATAGCATCCAAGTCAATCTCCTCTTCTTCTCCCTCTTCTGCTGCTCCTAGGCCATGCTCTTCTATCCCTTCCTCTTCTCCTTCAAGAGACATCCCTTCCATAGCATCCCTCACTTCTTCGTAAGTAGGCACAATCAATATCTCAGAGAAGGAACGCAATTGTTCCACAAGCCCCTCATCCAAGGGAAACGGCTCCTCATCAATCTGTACATTTTTGTACTTGGTCTGTCGGCCTTGTCCTATCCTATCAAAGAACACTTTGCGCCCATCAAACGGATCACTTATGTCCAGATAGACATCCGCAGACTTCTTATGGCTCTGGCCTAGAATCTCCTCAGCCAACGTCCTAGGACAACTCCAAAGAAGCAATTTCTCGGAGTCATCAGAGCCCAAATCCAGAACCCACATCAACACCCGATGATCTGGGAAATAGGACTTTGCTAAGTCCCGATCCTCTTCCCACAGTTGGGACGTTTGCTGCTCACATACATAACAAGGCTTCCCATACATACGCTTCAAGCACAAGAAGTAGTCATTGTTCAAACCAACATTTCTGTGGAAGTGAACATCCAAGCCATAATAGGCAAGCTCAGACACTTCCAAAGGAGGCACAATGCGAATAACATTGGCGCCCTCACGAGGGATATACATCTCTACATCATCAACAATATAGCCTCTTCTAACATCCCCCTTGCGGAACTGCTCCTCCTTCCGCTTCAACGCATCTTGTGTTACTTTGCCTTTGTAATCTTCCCAAGCCGACTTTTTAGCCCCCCTACTGCTGCTGGTAGAAGTCTTTCGACTTGCTGCTGCCCTTCTTGTTGTCGGTCTCCTCTCCTTGGAACCAGTTCTCTTCACAACCATAATACTTCCTCCCTTCCTCTTCTTCTTTTGATAATAGTCTGCTGCGGCGGTGTTGTCTCTGAGTGGTAATCCACGCCAAAGAGACAGCTTTCGCCACAAAGTAAGCCAAAACAAACAAAATATATCCAGCAACCACCACTCCACAGGCCAAAACAAGAACAAGAGACACCCAAGAGAGTAGTGTGCCTTCTGACAAACCAAAATAGTTCAAAATGTCCCCTAATACACTTGCTAATAGCATTGCCTCATTTCTCTCTCATAACTCTTTTTCTTCTTTTTATGGTTCTTTCCTTCTTCCTCCTTCCTTCCTCAAGCCAGCTCTTGCTCCTCTCTGGGAATGACCGCTCTATCTGCGCCGCCAGCTTCTCTCTAATCTTCTTGGCAACAATGCGCTTGGTCTCTCTGCCCTCAACAGCAGCAAAGTAACCTTGGCCGTGCAAGCGCACAAGATTGTCCAAGCTGCTATGCCTACGCTCAAAACTCTTCCTCGCCACTGTGTAAGAAGAAGCTCTGCTCGCCACTGCCTCATACTCCTTCTGTGCCTTCTGGACTTCTGGGCTGACACAAACTAAAGCTCTAATTGTCCCCTCGCTCAAAGACTTCAACTTGTGGGGCTTGCCTGTCCATTTCTCTGCCAGCTGGTTTATGTGCTCCATAGACATACCCCGCAGTTCTAACTCAACCTTTGCCCTTACAACATCAAGGCGCGATTTGGCATCGTCCCTCTCTTCATTGGCAACAATCTCTAGTCTGCTCCATTTGTCAAACAGCGCTGGTGACTCTACACACTCATCATCCAAACTATTCTTATCAATCACCAGCTCCTCTAAGTAATCTTGGTATTCTGCCTTATTGTTCATCAGAGCTAACCTCTTCTCTTTACCGTCAAAATCCCCTCTATAGGTATTATAAGCCAAAAAGCTAGAATCTCTCTTTCCAAAAGACCCCCCACAGGAAAGATATATACTTATAGTATATAAGTATATGTCTTTTAGTATTATATTAAAAATATAATTAGTATAAAATACTAAAAGTATAATAGGATACTAGTCTCCATTATTCCTCGTTCTCCCTCTTTATTATATATATTTATATATATAATAAAAGGGGAGAACTTCGTAATAACTGGCCACTGCGTGGCCAGACATGTCCTTTCCTCCTCCCTCCCGTTAAGCAAACCCCAAGTTGTAGAGAGTCTCTGCCCACCGAGAGATGCCCTCTGAAAAGGTCTGGTAGTTTTGCGCTCTGTTGTAGATGACTGCTGCTGGATGAATACACCAAGCAATCCAGCACCCGTACTTTGGGCTCCACTCCACTGTTCCGCTCAGAGCGTTTATGCCGCTGCTCTCTTGGCGGAAAAAGTAGTTCACTGTGTTGCCAAGAGCAAGAACCAAAAATGGCTTCACAATGGACAGCTCTCTTGAGAGCCAATACTTGGAGCAAATGTCAATTTGTGATGGCTTTGGAGTCTTTGTCTCAGATGGCCAACACTTCTGTACATTGGTGATGTAGAAGTCCTTCCTAGTCAAGTTGAACTTCTTTCCTAGCTCTGTCCAAAGCACTTCCCCGCCCCCACCAACAAACCCCTCTCCGACTCTGTCTTCTTGGCGCCCTGGAGCCTCTCCAATAATACAAGCATTCAAGTTGCCTATGCTGGGCCGAACAACTTGTGAGCACTCTTTTCTCAGGGAGCAATGCTCACAAGCAGACATTGCCTCTCCAAGTCTTTCCAGCTCTCTTCTCTGCCTTGGGCTTAGTGTTTTAGCCAGTCTCAAGGACAGGCCCCTAGTGTTGGCAGATTCCAAATCCTCCACAAACCAAAATTCTTCCGTATGCAAGGAGCTTGTTCTGTATGGATGATTTGCTTTAGCAAGAAGCCATCTTCCGGAGCAGTGCTCAATCTCTTCTTTGCGTTCTTGGTAGACCTTGGAACCAAATACAAGCATGGCGAAATCTGTCTGATCTTCAAAGTTACCATACACTCCGCCCAGTGCTCCTTTGGTGCCCTTTATGTCTCTGGCTTTGTCCGTTATAACATTTTGAACTTTCTCTCGGTAACCAAACTTTATCTGAGTCATGCGACCAAAATACAAAGAGGACTCTCGTTCTGTTCTCAAAAAGTTCACGCTGTTCAGCGGCCTTATAGAGAGAGAAGTTTTCAGCACTCTCAGCAACTTTCTAAACCTGTACATGGGGTCGGAACTAAGCTCAAAAGAAAAATACTCACTCAATCTTTCCAGCTCTTCCTCAGAGAACTGAGGCCGATCTTCTTCTTTGAAGAACAGCGCCCCTACAGCACTCAAGGTCTTTATGACCCGTGAGTTCACGGTGCGCTTGGGCAGGCGCGATTGGAGATCGTCTAGGCTCTTGTATGCTCCGTTCTTGAGGCGCTCTTTTTCTATGGCTTTGGCTGCTGCTGGGCCAATGCCCTTTATCTCACACAAAGGGACAACCAATGCCCCCGATTTGTTTATAGCCCATTCTTCTGCCTTGCTTTCATTTACATTAGGCAAGATAAACTTTAGCCCTAGCCTTCTCAGCTCCATGATACAATCTCTTTTCTTTAGGTCTGTGCCGTAGGTGAGCACCGCAACCATAAACTCTGCTGGGTAGTGTACCTTTAACCACATATCCCAGTAGCCAATCATGGCATACTCCACAGCATGGGATTTGTTGAATCCGTAAGAGCCAAAGTGCTTCAACTCATCAAACACCTTTTTGGCCTCGCTGGGAGGGAGCGTTTTGCGCTTTTGACACCCCTCAATGAACAAAGACTCAAACTTCTTAAACTGCTCTACACCTTTAGACTTGCTAATTACTTTGCGAACTGTGTCAGCTGTTCTCCATGGCAAACCTCCCAAATCATAGAGCAGATTCATGACTTGCTCCTGGTAGAGAATAAGACCTCTTGTGTCTTTTGTAAGCTTCTCTATGAAGGGATGGACTTTAGGTATCTCTTGCTGTCCGTGCTTGCGTAAGCGATAGTCAACAGTCATGCCACTGCGCAAGCACCCTGGGCGGTGAAGAGCATTCAAGTCTGTTAGTTGGTTAAAGTCCTCTATGCCAATCTCCTTACAAAGTTTTATCATCCCGGGAGTGTTGAATTGGAAACATCCTATCGTATTGCCTTGGGTAAATTGGTCGTAGACCTCCTTGTCGTCAAGAGGAATTTTCTCAAAGTCTATCTCCACCCTGTGCCTTTCTTTTATCAGCTTGGCGCAGTAGTTCAATATGGTCAGAGCCTTGAGCCCCAGAACATCCAGTTTCATTAGGCCGTTAAACTCAGCATCTTCTTTGTCCCAGTTGACACAGATTGTCCCTTGTTTGCGGCGTACAAGATTAGCACACAGAGCGTCTCTTAGATCGTGTCCTGCGATACAAATGGCTGCTGCGTGCATACCTGCTCGTACCTTTTGGCCCTCCAGGGCCATCGCTATGCGGCTGACTTCTGGGTATTTCTTCTTGAATTTTATGCCATCCTCAAAAGTGTTGAAGGCGTCCTCTATTGTAAAAGAGGCTCTAACATCACCACCACTGCGCACGACGATAGACTTTGCAGCAGCGTCAACATCCTTTGGGCTTACAGAAAACACTCTGCTAACGTCTCGCAGAGCACCACGCCCATGAAGTGCTGCAAAGGTAGACACTCCCGCCACATTGTACTTACCATACAACTTCTCCAGGTGCTCCCGGATAAGGTCTCTCTTTATGTCTTCAAAGTCCATATCAATATCTGGCAGGTCAATGCGAGCTGGGCTGATGAACCTGGCAAATAAGAGATTGTACTTTAGTGGGTTGACCTTTGTTATACCAAGCACATAGGCAAGCAAACTGCCCCCCACGCTGCCCCTACCCGGACCAGTCATTATATCATTCTCTTTACACCACCGTATGAGTTCCCAAACAATGAGAAAGTACCTGGCAAAGCCAAGTTTAATGACTAACTCTAATTCCTCCTTGAGGCGTTCCTCGTATTCTTCTATGCTGGTGCCAATCTCCTTATGATGCTCGGCTTTTTCATACAATCCATCAAGAGCCAACTCAATAAGCTTATCTTCATCAGACAGCCCCTCTTTGCCTGGCACTGGCACATGGGGTAGCACAACTGGTATGCGCTCAAGGTGTAGAGTGCATTGTTCCGCCACCATTAAAGTGTTATCAAGGGCTTCCATTATCTCTTTTCTTTTTAGAACTCCCTGGGTGGTAAATGCCTCTACCATCTCCTTTCTGGTTCGGAGATAGAGTCCTGTAACATCAAACTTCCATCTGTTAGGATCATTCCACTTAGCATTCCTCTGGATGGCAAGCAAAACCTCTTGTAGCTTTTCTTGTCCTCGCTCTACATAATGGCAATCATTGGTAGCCACAATAGGCAACCCGTACTCTTTAGCAAGGCTCAAAGCAAGAGCGTTTACCTCTACTTGGTCTTTGTAGTTGTGCGGCATAACTTCCAGATAGACAGGCAAAGACTTGCCCACTAAGTCCTCTAGTAAGCCCCTGCCCCATTCTGTTTGGATAAAGGAAGAGGCACAAGCAGACATAATGATGAGGCCAGAACAGTTCTCCAAGAGCAAAGAGGGGTCTATGCGGGGTCGGTAGTAGAATCCGTGGAGATTTGCTTGGGTGAGAAGATGGAGAATACTCTTCCATCCATCTTGGTTCCTGGCTAAAAGGGTAATATGGTAGGTTCTTTCCCTTCTTTGGGTCTTGTCTCTTGGCGGTCTGTACTTGATGTCTTCCACTAAGTACATCTCACAGCCAAGAATGGAGTGTATTCCAGCCTCATCACACGCTTGCTGCCAGCGCACGCACCCGTCAACGTTCATGTGGTTGGTCAGGGCCAGGTGCTCCATACCGAGCTGTTTGGCCCTCTCCACATACTGTTGAGCTGTGCCGTACCCATCGAGCAAGCTATACTCGTTGTGGATATGCAGGTGGGCAAACTCTTCTTTACTGCTGTTCATGGGGCTTTGCCTCTCTTTCTCTCTTCCAGTGTGGCTTAAAAGACAGTACCCTCTCTACATACTCATCTGTCCATCTACCGCCAAAGCCAATAGCTCTGTCATCAATGTAAACATCAGCCAGCACCTTTGTGCCAGAGAGTTGCTGCTCTTGGTTTGCTGGATTGTAGTTTATATAGTCAAAGGGTAAGTGGTGCTCTTGTAAATACTTTCTAACCTCATTAATCTCCGACCTTGTCGTGTTGATGATTATAAGCGCCCCCTCTTTGCGAAATCTCTCTAAAGCTTCTTTGACTCCGGGAACAGGAGGCCCAAAAACACCTTTGCCCTTCCACCCTGTGTATATGGCTATGGTAGCATCAAAGTCTATTGCTATTGTTTTTCTCTCTTTCTTAGAGGAGAGAGGCTTCTCGCATTGGTTTGTTCTTCTGTATTCCATAAGCATCAGCAAACAATACGCAGCAAAGTCAAGAAGAGTGTCTTCAACAGACTCTGTTGCTTGGCCCAAATCGGCCCCAGGTTCAGAGTCCCAAAACCAGCGTTTGAGTCTCTGGTATTTGCGGTTTATGTCTACAAAGATGCCCTTGATGCCTAAGCTGTTGTAGGCTGTTTCTCCGTACCGTTTGGTGCCTGATTTCTTTTTCTCATGAACCTCCTTCAGCAAAGAGGCAAAAGCCGCATCGTGAGCAGAATCAGAGCAAAGTTTTGTCTCAAACTTATTGAGTTCTTTGTCCATAATCAAACTCCTCTTTCTTATAATCAATGGTGTATCTTTCTTTGTTTGTGAGCAGATCGTCATACCCCCTCTCTTTAGCTAGGGAAAGAAACTTGTCCCAAAGCAAGGGAGGAAGCTTCTTTCTCTCATAGTCCCAATCGGGGTCACTATATCTGTTTCTTATCCATGTTGCCACTCCTTTTGGACTAGAGTATACAGTAGGATTGTGCATGTCGTCCGGAGCCAATGCTGTGCTGCTGACTCTAGTAGCCCAATGGACAGTTGGATTGTTCATTTGCTTTGCTATCCAATAACCTAGCTCCACCCGCACATAAGCTGCCAAGGTTTCCTCTAAACCTCCCACCAGTCCTAAGCACTCTTTAAAGTACAGAGAAAACCCATGCTGGTGGTGCATGTTTCTAAAGAATGTGCCCCTACCAGTAGCAATCATCTCTTCCCTCGCAGGCACTATTTTGGTTCCGGTTGTCTTGCCCCCAAGGAAGCCCTTTACATTTACAACACCACAGTAAGGCATTCTCTCCAAGTAGTCTATTACCTGGAGATACCTTTGGCCGCTGGTGAAGGGCATAGATGGAGTGGGGCCAGAAAATCTAAAATCATCATCCACAAACATGTAGTATTTTATCTCTGGGGCCAGAGCGGCACAAAGGCCTCGTATGCGGATCATCTTGATAGGTTTTGACCAAGCTCTTCTTGAACAAGTCCACAGGGCATTGAAACCCACTTCTTCCAGACGCTCCAAGAACTGTCTTATCTGGCCCCTTTTCCAAGGGGGCTGGAAATGGATCAGGAACAGAGCCACATCTCCTAGCTCCTTGATATGTTCAAGAGTTGGGGCAAAAGTAAAAATTGTTCTATCTGGATTGTTTGTAGGCAAACAGATTCCAACAAGATGCCCTTTTCTTCTCTTCATCATCTTCTTCCTATTTCTCCTCTGTCTCTATCAGGTTTGTCCACCTTTCCACAAGGTATTTTTCTTTATCTTTGTCTGGCACACCCCCCTTTCCAACAAGGTGAGTAGAGAACTCGGGATCGTTGAAGATAGGACAACGCTGTGCCTTCGTAGGGAAGCGGCATCTCCAATAACGCAAGCAGAAGGGTCTCAGCACCTGCTCAAAGCGGGGGTGTGCCTTCAGCACCTCTTTACGCATGTCTCTAGCCACATTTCTGAACTCACCTTGTACTCGATAACACAAGCGAATTTCCAGAAGAGTAGACAAGGAGCGCAGGTTACAAGAAACCAGTATGTTTGTTAGAATGTTGGTAGGCAGAATCCCTCTAGCATCTTCTGGCTCTATGCTCATCTTTAACAAGCGAGAATACGCCTGCTTAATATGCTCAAGAACCTCAACAACCTCTTCAAAGGCTGGCTGATCAAAAAGAATATTCTCAGGGAAATAGTAATCAAAATCTTCTACAGCAACAGTGCGCATTGACTGCTGCGCAAAACTAAACCCTACTCTGTGACGTACTAACTGGTGAGTAAAGGCTCTGGAAACTCCTTCTAAGAAGAATATGTATTGCACAAATTCCCAGGCAGAACTTATAGTCGCAAAGGCTTGTTCAAGCTCTTTCTGTATCTCCTCTTTGCTCATGGCCAGTATCTCTCCAAGGCGATCTAGTGCTGATGTGTTGAGTAGCCTTGTTTGCTTTGCTAGTACAAGCATCCTCTCTGCATTTAGTGTCCAATTAACTAAGGTGACTTTCATACTCTCTGCTCCTTTCTCTTAAAGAAATTAACTTTTTGATTTGTTCAATGTCCTTTAGTAAATCATCTATTCTTAATGGTTTCCAAACGGCATGCCTGCCCAAAGAATATATATTATACCTCTCTGTCAGAGTAAGAATAAAGTATTTTCTTACACTGTCGTCAATAGGGAGAATCTTACCTATGTTTTGTTTGTAAACAGAAATGTTTGTAATATAGTCCTCTAATAAGCCAAAACAAGACTTCAATATTTTATCCAGCTCTCTTCTCATTACAGAGAGAATCTCCTCTTTGCTTCTGTTTGAGAAGTCGTCGTGTAAGCACTCAACCAGCAAAGTGTTTGGCGGCTGAAGTGTTGCTCTGTATGATAGAAAATCAAAGTCGGGTAAGTAGACCGTCTGATAGCTGTAAACAGGCAAGGCCAGATCACATTGTAATACATGAATAGGCTCCCATCGAAACATACCCTCTTCATACCCAGGCAGGCTCTCTTCTAAAGCTTGAAGAAGATACGGCAGAGGTATTGTGCTTATGCAAATATCATATTTCAGCTTCACCTTGGTTTGGCTATGTTTCAGCGTTAAAGCTCTCTTGCCAGGATGGTTGGTAACAGAAACCAGTTTATGTCCCCAGCACACCTCTTTAGGGAAGCTCAAATCTCTTAATATGTACCTCTCTGCCTTGCCAAGATTCCTTATAGATCGGTCAGCTATATTCCCATATAGCTTCCAAGAGTACACATTATTGAGCCGATTGGAACAGCTTGGAGTTGCCATCTTGGTTCGAGCGTTATATACTTCCTTTGTTACCATAATCTTTTCAGCCCTACACCCAAGATATTGGGCTATGGTTGGGTCTTTTACCCTCATCACAGCATGATGGTCTGATAAAGGAGAGGTTCTTCTCTCCTTGGCATCATACAAAGAAGGAGAATAAGACCTCAAAGCTCCATAGGCAACAGAGCCAGCCAAGCCTGCCCCAAGAACCACAAGTTTTTTCTCTACAGAAATAGAATCAGACATAAGCTTTCTTCCTCCCTGAAATTCTGAGGCACAAAAAAATAGGCGGCAGAACAGCTCCACTTCACGCCTGGTTAATGGAGCCATTCTGCCGCATTTGCTTCTCTCATGCCCTCTCTCTTTCCCTCTCTCTTTAGTCAATATCTCCTGGAGGAGGGGTTGCTATAAACCTGTTGTCTTCTGTCCTTCTAGCAAGGCCAATCCGACAGGAGTACCTAAGAATCTGGGGCACTCTGCCCTCAATGTTTGTTGACTTAACTTTCTGTTTTTTAGCCTGCTTGATGGCCTCAGGGATAGTTATGCCTTTCTCTCCTGTCTTCATCATGATGCGATAAATCTGCCCTGAATTTGTATCAGGAGCCCATACCTTTCTCCTCGGCTCAATTGCAGAAGAAGCTGCCTCTTTGGCTTTCTTTTTGGCTTCTTCTAAAGCTTTGTCTTTTTTCTTTTTGGGCTTGCCTTTGGATTTCTTGTTAGCCTTAGTTTTGGCCTCGGCCTCTTGCTTCTTTGCTAACTCTAGCTCATTAGACCAAATTTGAGTCTCTTCTGGGAGTTCCTCCCATTTCTCATCAGGAAGCGCAGCAATAGTGTCCAGGATTCTTTCCTGAAACTCTATGTCGCTCTCTCCCTTCAGCCTCTTTAGCCCAACAACTTTGGCGTGGGTAGCCAAGAAATCGTTGCCATTGCCATTACCATTCTTCTTTTCTCTCTTTGCCATTTTTGTCCTCCTCTTCTTTTTTAGATTGGTTATTTTGCTTGTATAATTATAGTCCAAAACCATAGAATTTCAAACAAAAATCACAAAAGTTCCTGATACCTTTTGCGCAGTTTGCGCATTGTGGTAGCACCAAAATGCTCCTCTAGCACCTTCAAAGGTGTCTTTAAGCGCAAGCTCTTGTCGGAAGCCCTCCCAGTGCGCCTATAGAAAACAGCCCTAGAGTGACGTCTGAACTTAAAGAGAAGTTCATTGGGCACTCCATCCAGAATAAGAGAAACAAACTCTTTGCTGATCTCTGCCAAACCGGCAATAACCTCAGCAAGCAGAACCTCTCTCTCTGGTGTTCTGTGGCAGGCTGCAGGAAAGGCCCCCTCTGCTGTGTCCTCTATAAAGGCAGAAGGCGACCTGTACTCTTTGCGGAGAAGGTTGCTGAAGTGCTGTTCAACACAATTCCAAATGTAGGTTATAAGCTTAACACTACACTTTGGATTATATGTTCTGAGAGCCTTCAAAACAGCAATTCTACCTTCTTGCCTTAGCACCTCCATTGAGTGGTACTCGCTGCGCTCAGGCAACCTAGCATAATACTTTTTGGCTATTTTGACAACTAAGCCTTCATAATCTCCCCATGCAGGTATTGCTTTCTCTTTTCCCATAATGACTTTTCCTCCTGTTAGAAGTCTATTTTTCTACGGAGTCGGACATCAGCAATCTTGCTGAAGTCACCAATTATTGACTCCATCTTCTTTCCTATCAAGGAGCGAAAGTCATCATCATAGCGCAGCTCTTCAGCACCAATTCCATCCAAGGCATCTTTACATTCTTCCACGAGGGAAGAAAGTTTTTGGTACCCTAGAAAGCCATCCCAAGAGGAACTAAAATCATCCAGAAACTGCTTCAAAGAATTAACAGTGGCAGTGTTGATTTTGTCCCTGGAGCATTGCTCTTTCAAGCTTTCTATCTTGGACAGGAATTTCTGTGCAATGGTGCTTATGGCAACATCACGCATGCGCCTTGCCTCAGCTTGAATCTTTCTAACCTCTTCCTCATAGACTTCCGGAGGAAGAACTTCAAGACTGCGATCAGGCGCCACAAAGTGTCTAAAGTACCACTCGAACCTAAAGATTCTCCTCATCACATCTTGAGAGGGATACTTCTCCGGTCTGTAAAGATGAGGATACTTCTTTTGGAAATCCCTCTTGTCAGCCTCGTAACCGGAGAGGAACTGTTCCACCTTGGATAAAAATTCCTCTCTGCGCCTTCTCAAGCCTTCATCCACAATGGTGATGTTTTGCTTAAGAATGAAGACCAAGCCATCAACAGGAAAGGGCAGGCTGTACCTGGCCACAAACCGCTTGGCCTCTGAGCGCATCTCATGAAGCTGGCGCAAGTAGGTTTTGTCAGTGAGCAGGTCATACACTGCCCGGACAATTTCCACAGGCATTTGCTCGCTGAAGAAGTTTTCATCCAGCTTTGACCTTGCTCCCCAGCAACGTATCTTCAAGTGGACAAGGCAGCCCTTGGAGAACACGCTGCTGGCATCAACAGTTTTCTCTCTCTTTACTCTTTCTACCATCTCTCTATATCCTCCTTGTTTTTGAATTTGGAATAGTGATTGACTACTCCATAGAGCATACCACCAAGAGTGGTGATATGCTCTAGCAGGAGTCAATCGTGCTTAGTCCTTTGAAGCTTGCTGCGAGAAAGACAGCAGCAGTTGCTGTACGCAGTAGCTGCACAGTACAAGTTTTGAAGCTGTGTGTATGGTTTTTCTACCGCTTGGATTATAGGATACCTCTTGTCTTCCACACCTTGGGCATCCATTTCTCTTTACTCTTTCCGCCATCTCTTCTTATTAGTCCTCCTTGTTTTTGGATTAGGAGCAGCAGAATTAACCACTCCATTGAGCACACCACCACCACGCTGTGGTGATATGCTCTAGCAGAGGTTAATCTCCCTCTAGGCATCAAGTTTGAGCTTGCGCACCTTGCGTCTCTTACCTTTGAGAGAAAAATTACTGGCAGGTATGGCCCGACCATTAGCCCAATCTCTGAGTGCATCAATCTCCTCACTCATAGTTTTTGCCAAAGGCAAAACAAACCGTGCTGCTTGCCGGACTGACTCTTTTCTTCTGGAAGCAATACGACAGCAAGCCTCTATCTCAGCACCAGTCCAGGAGTCTGTATTTGGAAGATCGTCAATCTTCACAGAGTGCTTACCTGCCCAATAGGCCCAAATCTGGGCCTTTTCTTCCTCATTGGGCAAGTCAATGAAGAAGGGAGCGGTGTCCCAACGACCAGCCCTCAGGTATTCTGGTGGTATGCCTCTAAAGGAATTTGCTGTTGCTACAATGTACAAGTCTTTTGGCCTATTCTTGGCTTCTAAAAACTCCAGCCATTTGCCTGTGGCTCTTCTAGTTGTGCCGCTGTCCAAAGAACCATCGCCGGAGGCTCCAGCAAATTGCTTCTCAAACTCATCAATTATTAAAATACATTCTCCAACAGCAAACAGCAAGCTTTGGATCTCCCTAATGTTCTGGTCAGTCTCCCCCTGGTATTTGGAGAAAAGCCTACCGACGTCAAGCTTGAGAGTCAGCCGGCCAGTTTGCCCAGCAAGGCAATAGGCAAAGAGAGTCTTGCCGCAGCCTGGTGGGCCAACAACCATAACACCAAGGTCTCCCTGCCTCAGAGGCAGGACAAAGTCTTTGATGTTCTCATAGCCCTTAATGTCATCAAAGGTAAGGTCTGTCTTTACCACTTCTATGATGCCTTTGCGCTCAATAGCCATAGCCTTGTGAGCATTAAGATAATCTCTGTTAAAACCATGAGATTTTATAACACTCAGTGCCAAGGCATTTTCCACCTCAAGAGCAGTCAAGCCCTTAGCAGCAGACACCAGCTTTGCCATCTCTTCTCCCTCTGGCACCTTGACTCTGCCCTCTGTGCTCTCAGAAACAAACTCCATTGTGGAGATTATTTCCTGGTCATCAGGCAAGGGCATCTCCAAGAGCTGTGTGTCTTTTTCCAGCTCTGTCGGTATCTCTGCCTTAGCAGAGATGATAACAGCAGCTTTGCCTTCAGACTTCCACAGCTCCACCCGATTCTGGACAGCCTGAATAAGTTGTGGCTTATTCAAGAACCACCCAAAGTTAGACAGCACAAGAACTGTGTACGGAGAAGCTTTGTCCAAAAGGCCCAGAGCCTGGTCTGGGGGGAGACCCATAGTACAATCCCACTCTATAAGCTCGTACCTGCCCCCGTCTTTTCTCTCTGCCTTCTCAAGCAGAGAAGAGAGCAGTCGTTTGGCTCGGCGCAGCTCATCGGTTTGGAGCCAAAATAGGCTGTAGCCTGCCCTCAAATAGTCTACAATCTCTACCATCTTTTCCATCTCTTCTTAGTCCTCCTTGTTTTTGGATTAGGAGCAGCAGGATTAACCACTCCATTGAGCACACCACCACCACGCTGTGGTGATATGCTCTAGCAGAGGTTAATCAGCGTGGTTCTTCTTTATAGCAATCACAACTTCAACAGCCTTGCCCAATCGGTTAGCTTTTGCCCATTGTGGCCCGCAGTGCTCATCAGCCTCTTTGGCTTTCTTAATTGCCAGTTCAGGCAAACAAGCAATTGTCTCTATGTCTATGTAAGCATATCCATCGGTAGAGTATCTCACAACTGCCCAAGAAGTTTGCTCTTTAATTTGCTCATTATGCATTCTTTAGTCCTCCTTGTTTTTGGATTAGGAGCAGCAGAATTAACCACTCCATAGAGCACACCACCACCACGCTGTGGTGATATGCTCTAGCAGAGGTTAATCAGCGTAGTCCAAAATAACCTCAACATCACCATTATCCAAATCATTCACCCAGTAAGAGTAAACGTCTGGATTCTGGTTGGCTTCAGCCACTACCACTGCTTTTGAATAGGCTTGTAACAACCTTCCAAGGTTATCCATAGAACCAACCTCAGAACCCCAGTTGTCATACCATAGCTTTCCCTCTTTGTCAATAGCCAGAGAGTATCTCCAACCCTTAATCTCCAGTTTAGCTACAGCTTCCACGCTCTGATGCCCAAACATCCGGACAGTTTGCTTACCAATATCCAACTGCCCAAGCCCTGTAAGATTGGCAACAGCACTGAGAGTATTTAAGTTTGTGATCTTTACTGAAGAGTATACTGATGTGTGACTCATTGTCTAAACCTCCTCTCTTTTAGCCACAATGGCCTTCTGGCAGGCCATCTCTGGTGCATACAGAGTCGTCCGCCTCATAGTATTCTTCTTTCAATTCTGTCCTCGCAGGAGGGCCAAGCACTTTGTTCAGGAACGCCGTGCGCTCAAAGCACTTACTTCCTTTGTCGCCCTCAACATCAGTGTGGACAGACCCATTAGGCTTTAAAATAATTCTCACTCTTGGCATTTTGGTAGACCTCCTCTTTTAAGTGGTTTCTTCTTCTCCGCAAATTGGACACTTCTTTCCCAAAGGGATAGGTGTCCCACAACACCACCATACTTCCTCGTGTGGAGTACAAGCAGAGCACCGCTTTGTAGTAAAGCGGAGAAAGCTACAAGTTTGCTCCTGAGAGCATTTGCAGCATTGATCCAAATACCTTATAAAAACTTTTCTCTTGCTCATTTTGTACACCGCCCATTAGCAAGTACTGTCACAAAAATCTCCAACCCGTACAGCTCCCTAGGCACAGGCCCCTTAATAATGAAGCCTGGAGAGCAACCACAGGCACAGCCAGCAGTTTGGCTCCAAGAGGAAGTGAATTGAGACAAGCAAGGATAGCCTGCCTTTGTGAAAACTGCTGGTAACACTTTTCTGTATTGATTGTACGGCCTAGACCACCTATTGATTAGGTTTTCTATAGCATCTTCCTCGTCCACAAAGAAGTAAACCCTGGGCCTAGCAAAGCTGTCCTTTCTTTGCGACACACTCACACTTTTGATTTCTACCATCTTTTCCATCTCTTCTTAGTCCTCCTTGTTTTTGGATTAGGAGCAGCAGGATTAACCACTCCATTGAGCACACCACCACCAAGAGTGGTGATATGCTCTAGCAGAGGTTAATCAAAGCTCTTTGTCTATGTGCTTGCGCACCAGTTCATAAAGTTCCTCAGCGTCTACTCCAAAAACTTTTGCGTAGTCTGAGGACGCATTCTCGGCGGAAGTGATTCCGCTCTTCACAGTGGAGAAAACTTCCTTGACCATCCATCCCTCAATCTTCTTTTTCCCCATGAGTAAATCCTCCTTTTCTCTTAATCCTGAAAATTGGTGGTTTACCATTAAAATTTTCCTCCAAAAAAAGCCTGTATCTCTTACACTTGCGTGAGCAATTACAGTAACAGGCTTTCCAGTGGACGAACCTACTGAAGTTCCCACCAACATAACAGGGAACATAGTTACCCATTTGTCTCTCTTCTCCTTTCCGCTTATCCTGGATAATCAAACGCACAAGCGTGCTCTTCTCCCTCCAAGAGTAACCGCTTGATCAGTGGCTTGTGACTTGGATTGAACTGATCTAAGTCATAGGCCAGACCGCTGCCATCGGTGGCAATGTACCTGCCTTCCCGGACAGGCAGGTCCCAAAAGGCAAACCCTACATGAGCACCAAAGCTCAGGCAAAACCTCTTAGGCTTTCTGCGTACTCTTTCCATTTTTCTTGGCTCCTCTCTTTTCCCAAGTCAAGACCTCTTTTGTGATGATGGTACAGTGCTCATCAATCCACATAGAGCCCAGCTTCTTGCGGATCAGCTCCACACTGGGATTTGATATCTCTATGTAGGTCTGCTCTCCCACATCAGCAATAATGTCTTCTTTTGGAGGCAGCTGAGCCGTTTGCCTCTCTTTCTTTGTGAAAGCCCTGTTGCCATAGGGAACTGAGTCACCAGCATACATCAGCCGCCCCAGGCGCTCTCTCACCCTGGCAACTTCTTCTTTAGCTTTCTCCAGAAGAGACTCTTTTTTATCCAGCTCCTTAACAAGCTTAGTCAAGAGCTCCTCTCTCTTAGCCACGGTTCTCCGGGAGACAATTCTTTTCTTCTTTTCCATCTCTCTATATCCTCCTTGTTTTTGGATTTGGAGCAGCAGAATTAACCACTCCATTGAGCATACCACCCTGCTGTGGTGATATGCTCTAGCAGAGGTTAATCAGCTTAAACTTCTACATCAAGACCCAAGCGCCTTTTCTGCCCCTCTTCATTTTTCTGGTAGACAGACAAAACAAGATCACCATCACTATTAAAGATAATATTCCACCCTCTGCCTTTAATCTCTTTAAGGTATCCGTCCAAAGTTGCGCTCACTCCTTGGTCAGCTAAACTATCCACAACAGCATCCAGATCGCATTTTGGGCCAGACCACCATGATCTTGTCACACCTCTCTGGCGCTCATAGCTTTCTTTGATGAAACCTATACATTCCAAAGCCTCAGACACTTTTCTATATGGTGTTACTCTACCCATCTCTTCTTAGTCCTCCTTGTTTTTGGATTAGGAGCAGCAGAATTAACCACTCCATTGAGCACACCACCACCACGCTGTGGTGATATGCTCTAGCAGAGGTTAATCAAATCTTGCAGACCTTGTAGGTGAAACGAGTTGGACTAAAGGGACTGTTCATTCTTTTGGTAAGTCTGGCTGCCTCTTTCTCAGCCTCTTCCTTATCCTCAGTTTCATAGATTTCGTCGTCTCTTTTAAGCCACGCCTCTGCATAGCCCATAAGACCGCCGCTTCTTATAGCTCTTATACGATACATAGCATCTCTTCTCCTTTCTATCATCGGACCTCTACATACTTCATAGTAACCTGCAATAAATGGTCATAGTTGCCACCAAAAGCTTCTTCTGTATACTTCTTTGCCAATTCTTGGTGCCCTGCTCTTTTAAGAGCCTTTTGCACTTTGGCCAAGATAAAAAAGGCATTACCATCTTCTCCTGTCAGTTTTACTTTCACATTTGTCAACGGTTCCATCTCTTCTTAGTCCTCCTTGTTTTTGGATTTGGAAAGTTTTGAACCCTCCATAGTGTCCCCAAGCAAGCAGCAAGGCTCACTCAGGAGCACTAGCAAAGCTCAAAACAAGGAGGAGGACATAAGAGATTTTCATCACACCACAGAATGGCCTCACCTACGACCGCTTTCCCCTGGGGCCGTAACTTGCCCGTTTCCCTCAACTTACTCCCGCAGTTTCAGTGTCTACTCTTAACCAGGTGCGTGGCACCGGCACGAGCAAGTCCTAAGCTGCTTCAGTTACTCACAGCCCTCAATGTTTCTGTGGTCGGTTTACAGTTTCTCAGGACTTAGCACCAGCCACACCATCAAAAGGATGTGGCTACGGGTTGTCCACCTTCTGCCTGCCCCGCCTATTACGATAGGAGATATTTGGCTTGACCAGGATACCTGTTTATGGATTGGCTAAAATCCCTCGATATGTTAAAAAGAGAAGAAGTCCTATCTGTCTTTCCCTCTATCTCTTACTGAATTGCCCCTCTTATCAAGGTCAGGTTTAACGTGGTAGGCTTAACCAGTACTGTCGAGAAATAATCTCTCTACCCTTCCATAGTTAAGCACAAGGCCTCAGCACCATCAGCATTTTCTTCCTCCCCAGGCCAAGGGATTGGTTTTTTAAGGATTTAACCTCTTTTTAAGAAGGCCATCCAGTTTCTCAAAGAGCTATAATAATTATAGTTATTATAAGGCAAAAGTAAAGAAAAAAAATAACATTTTTAGAAAAAAATATATTAACGATTTCAATAAGTTATAAAAAAAAATTAGGTTTAAACGCACTAGAACCTGTTTCTTAATAACCTATTGAATTCATTAAGGAAATTAGATTCTGGCATTATGTTAACTCATTGATTTTACTAAGGTTTAATAGAAGACTCCAAAAACAAGAGAAGCTAGGTTAAAGTGCTGAGATTACTTGATATTCTTTTGAGGAAACGTAACCTACTGGAATTATTATAATAGCCGTGATTCGGCTATTTTAGTCCTAACCTCCCCTCCCCTTTCTCTTCTTAAAAAAGCCTAAGAGCATCACGAAACGGGCGTCAGGCACGCTCATTCTACATACCTTACAGCATGCTTTTTCTCCACTAGGAGAAACCTTTGCTTGCCCAAAGAGGCAACATCCTGCTCGGGGGGCAGCTTAACCACAGTTATGTCTTCAAAGAAGGCACTCATCTCACTAGCAATATCCATAGCCCTAACATAAGCATCACCATCAAGAGCTATGCGGAGGCTGCTCACTCCCTCATAAGCAGCCAAGTGGCTCAAAAGCCCCACCTGCCACCGACTGATCTTATTTGTAAACAAGGCTAAAGTGCAATCATCATCCAGAGCCCAAACGTCAGTTACTCCCTCTACCACTCTCACAAACCCATGAGAGCTGTCAAAGAAGTCCCATGCGTAGAGGCATTGCCTGGGACTCTTCTTGCTCTCACTAATGGGGCAATTCAAGTACCTAAGCTCACTCTGCCCAAGGTAGTCTCTGCCAAGGTAAGTGACTAGCTCTCCTTCATAGTACACAGGCACAATAATGCGGCCTGTGTATTTGCCTGATGGGCAAAAACAAAGACCATACTTCTCTGCAAGATGCGCAGGGTCAAAGCCCCTAGAAGAGAGATAGGATGAAGCCTTGCGCTTGTGAGCTTTGAAGTATGTTTTGCTGTGGAAGGTTTCTGCCTCTTCTGGTAGGGAGACTTTTCTTCTTGGTTTGACTAGGGGCGGGGCGTCTGGCTCTGGGAGCCCCACCTCGTCACTGAACTCTTTGGCGATGGCTTTTGCCTCCCGGAAAGAGCAGCCCTCTATGGTCATAATTAAGTCATACAGGGACGGGCGCCGATCAAGATGGGCAAAATTACAAAGCCAGCAATTGAGCAAGCCCTTGCTCTTGTGGATGCCTAAGTGCTTTCTTGTCTCTCCGCAAAAAGGGCAGTCGATGTTCACATCGTTTGAGCCGACATTGTCCCCTGACTCTCTGTAGTCAATACCCCGTGAGTCTAAATACCCAATTACATCAAACACTCTTTTCCTCCTGCCCCCTTAGCACTCTCTTGAATTCTTCATAGCTCAGAGTTTTGTAGAAAACATCAACCCCTTTTCTCAGTCTGTGCACTATGGTGTTTTCAATAGTGTTGGCCCCTATAAGGTCATAGTAAAACACTCTGCGTGCTCGTTGAGTCTTTCTATGAATACGCTTCTCACATTGTAGCCTGTTGATCACTTTGTCTCCATTAGAGAAGAACACACAATAAGTGGCAGAGACAAGATTTATGCTTGCCCCGCCGCTCAAGGGATGGGCTATGACCACTCGACAGTCTCTCTCTTCTTCAAACCTGCGTATGTGTGCGTGCTTGTCTTTTGTTCTACCACCTAAAACAGCATACCCAACACCCATCTTCTTCAAAAGAGACTCTATAAACACCTCCTCCATTATGAACTCGTGGAATATGACCACCTTGTGTTCAGAGACCAACCCCTCCAGTAAGTCCTCCAGCAAGTCCAGCTTGGGGTTTGACTTAAAGACAAAGTTGCTCTTCTTGATGAAGCCAGAGCAAATTTGCCTAAAGACCATGGACTTGTTTGCTGCATCCATTCTCTTGAACCTCTGGCTTGCCACCTTGAGCAAATCCTCTGTGGCCTTGGAGTAAGCTTCCTCCTGCTCCCGGGACAAGGTATACTTAACCACTCTGTACACTTTGTCAGGCAGATCAGCTACTTCTGACTCAGAGTACCGTATGGCCTTGGAGTAGAGCTTGGATTGGAGTATGCGCAGACCTCGCTCAGATGGTGCATAGTTAGGAATCCAAATGCCCCTTGACTCCAGTAAACGACCCCTGTCTTCAAAGTAAATGTCTCTGTATTTGGAGAAACTTGATGCGAAAGTCTTGCCTCTGTCTAATAGGTAGTATTGGGCCCAGAGGTCTAGCAAACTATTGCCAAAGGGGGTGCCTGTCAGCAGCAGCCTGAAAGGTATTCTGGCTCCCAGAGTGGCTAGGATTCTAAAGTTGCGGCTTGTAGGAGACTTGACTTTGTGGCTTTCGTCAACAACCAGAGCGTCAAACTTCACCGCCAGCAACCTCTTAACACAAGAGCGGTCAATCTTCGTTCTGTGCCTTACCTTTGCCCCTTTGGGAAGCTTGCGCCTGCGACTCAGAGCTGCCCTCAGCCCCTCATAAGACATTATAAAGAAGTTGGAGGAGGCCGACATCTCTTCCACCAAGCCTAGCCTGTCCTTGCCCCTAACGCACAATGGGCGCAGCTGGGAATGGAGCCTAACCTCATCGGCCCAATTTTCAACAGCACTGTTAAGGCACACCACCAAGACCTTAACCTTGCCCTTGCTGGCGTGGAAAACAAAATCAATATACCGACAGACATCAATAGCGACTTTTGTTTTGCCGACCCCCATATCGGACGTGTCGGCAAAACCATCAATCTTCACCGGCACCAGTCTTTTCTCTTTTTTCTCAGGAGAGAGGCAAGCAATAGCGGCCAAAAAGCTTGCCAATTGGTTTGTCCACGGCCTTGTATGAAAGGAAAAGCCTCTAGGAACAATCTTTTCTAGTTCTTTCCTAGAGAGAAGTTTTATATCATTCCAGTTCATCAGATTCCTGCGAGGCAGCTTCTCTTAACAACTCTCTGTACTCAAGCCAGTTATACAAACCCCAATCAAGGACAAATTGCCCTATGCGAAAGTCTCTCTTTATCCAAACTCTGGTTCCAAACGGGCCATCTGTGTTCTTGAACAGAAACAGCCTGGCAAAGCCCTTTTGTGCCTCTAGGGCGAAATCTCCGTCTTGCCTAGAGATAGTGTTTATACTGATGCCTACAGTGGCTTTTCTCACTTTGTTTATGTCTTCCCCTACATTACCAGAAGAGAGCCAAAGCTTGTGCTCGGCTTTTCTTTGGGCTTGGGTTGTGGTACAGATACAGACATCATTCTCTTCCTCTTTGGCGTAGTTCTTTAGCCATGTGTATGTGGCAGTGTGCCTTTCTATTTTTTCTCTGTATCGGCCCTCTGGGGGAGTAAAGTCGTCTGCAGAATCAATCATTACAAAGCGGGGGCGTCTGCCATATTTCTTCTCCACCTTGTCCAAGATATTAGGCAACTCATCAACTCTCATACTCTTCTCATCATCACTCAGCAGAATCACATTACTCTTCTTGACCATGCTCTTCTCCACCACCTCTGAAGCTCGTCTTGAGTCTTGCCTGATCTCTCGGGAAGTCATCCCGGTGAAGCACATTCTCAAACGCAGTCTTACTTGTCGGTTACTGCGCTCCAAGTCTATCAGCAAAGGTGTTTCGCCGAGGCGTGCTGCATGTTTAACAAGATGGCTTGCGCACCAAGACTTACCTACACTTGTGTAGCCAAGAACCAAGATAAAAGAACCCACGCACAAGCCTCCACCCAGCGCTCTATCAAGAGCCGGAATATTGAACCTAGAGACAGCATCTCGCTCCTGGTCAAGAGGAGACTCCAGCAAGGACTCTATCTCGCTTGTGCCTGTTCTCTCTTCTACCTCTCTCAGGGCAGTGCGCACTTTTACAAGAGCCTGATTTGGGTCAAAGCTCGGTATCTCTGTCTCCCTCGCAAGAGAGGAAGTCAGATTGTGAACTATTCTTCTCTTAATGAAAGTGTCAATCTGGTCTAAGAAGAACAACGTATTGGCAGAAGCCTCCCTACCGACAAACTCAAGCTTGCCGAGAAAGGCTATGTACTTCTCTTGATCCTCTTCTCTTATTAGAGGGGAGCGGCTCGCTATGACCTCTCCTATGGTCTCTATGAGATTGTTTATGCCTGGTGCAGCAAAAAACTTCTTGTAGTGGCTTATGGCTAGTCTTGCTATGGTTTGGCGTACAGAAGAGGAAAAATACTCAGGTTTTATCTTTCTCCTGACGCACTGTTCAAGAAACTTTGAATCTGTAACCATCAAGCAGATGATTTGAGTTTGCGCATCTCTCCCTAACTCAAATTTCGCAGACATCTCTTCATCTCTCTCCTCTTTCTCTCTCTCTCTCTTTCGAGGGCGCTGTGCTAGATATCAACAATCTCCACTTGGCACCGTTTGGCCTTCTGTCTCTCCCTGAACCTTTGAGGAGATTGTCTCTTGATGATTGCCTTGATCTTTTTCTTTAGGCTTTCTTTGTCCCCATCGAAAGACACTCCCCAATACTCTTCGTCGTGTTGATCTTCCCAAGAGGAAATCCATTCTTCAAACACAATACAGTTTCTGGCCGTTGGGGCCAATTGCCTCAAGTAAGGAGTTATTTTTTTTAAAGGTTTGCCGTATCGCTGGTAGGATTCATATATGGAGCAAAAATAGTCCCTCGCCAATATCTCTAAGGGAATAGAAGAATCATTCTCTTTCTTCAAAGACTCAAGATACTCCACAATAGAACAAAGCAAGTTGTAGTAGACGCTGCTTCTGGAGGAATCTACAAGCTTTGACGCAAAGCGTTTGTAACTGACTGGCTTGTGACTAAATTGAGGCTCTACATCATCAGACAGCACTCTCAGCAGCAGCATCACTTTTGGCTTCATGAGACGGTATCTGGCTTGGCGCAGGGTGCTGTTTCTTCTTACTCTTTCCGTTCTGTCCATAGCCTCCTCTCTCTCTATTAACAAAACGAATAGGAGAGAGGGGAGGAGACAGGAACAAGGAGGAAGTCCTGTCTGTACTATTTTTGTGGTCTTACCACAACTCTCCCCTTTACTCTCCTATTCTCTCTCCCACCGAGCTGCTTATATTATAAGCCAAAACGGTAGAAAATCAAACAGCCAATCAACTCTTTCTAGTGATGGCGAGGATTGTCCATCCTCTTGCTGAGTCCTATAGCTTGAGCTTCAAGAAGTCTTTGTATTTTTGCGTCAATGTTCAGGATCAATTGATACAACCTATCTTGATCTTTCATGTATTGATCCCTGAGAACAAATCCCTTAGACAGGTCTGTTATGCGTTGGGCATTGCGACTTGACTCAACCTTTGACCATCCAGAGACAAAAGTCAACAGAGCTATGAGAAAGTAGACTAAATACGTCAGCCACTTAGTCCCATTGTAAGTGCTGCTGTTTATCCTGTTATCAGGACTCGTCATCTTTTGAAGGCTCCTTTCTTCTTGCTATCACAGCCAAACCGTCTTCAATTGCTCCGCACCGATGGGCAATTCTGCCAATAATGTGATCTAGTTCTAGTTTTTTCTTCTCAAGCTGATTGCACAAAGACCTAATGCTGGAGATACCGTTAAGTGTGACGTGGCAAAGCTCATCAAATTCTTTCTTATCCATATCGTCACCCTTCCCTCCTCTCTCTCTCTTTCTTTGTTTTATACTGCTATCTTAGCATTACCATCTCTAAGGCGCATCAAGAATTTCGCCATACGCCGATCGCAAAACCACCAGGTGACAGAAGAGACAGTCAAGTATAGAATTGTCATAACCAACTGGTCAAGTAAAGCTGTAGCTTTTGCTGCGTCTAGGGCGCCGCCAGTATTGTGGACAGCTTCCCATACCAATATAGTAAGCCACGTACTAGCACCAACTAAATAATAAGTCAGAACAGGACGAGCAGCTCTTCTCAGCACATCCACAAGAGCAAACAAAAGGCCCACTAGGGCTGGGGCCCACACCCTGGCCCATCGGCTCTCTGTGAGATACTTCATGTATGATTCTTGGAACAAGTCTTTGGATAAACCTTCATAAGACTTAGCCAGGGCTTCTGTCTCTGCTTTGCGCACCTCTCCCTCTGTTTGGGCCTCTACAACCTTTATCTTAGCCTTTTGCTCCTGGATCATACTCTGAGTCTCAGCCTCAATTCGTTTTAGTTCGTGTTCGTTCTTCATTTTCTGCATCTTGTAACTGGTGTATGCTGTTATGGCAGAGCCAGCCAATCCAGTAATGGCCCCAAAAACTCCTGATCCTAATAAACCGCTTAACATGGTCAGTAAACCTCCTTTATGATTAAGGTGAATGGTTCCTCGTCCATAACGCTGTGGAAGGCTCTGAGCGTTACCCTTGATAAGAGAACAGCCTTTTGTCCCCACAGCGTCCCTCTATACTTACCAAGCAAGGGGCATCCATAACTATGCGCCTTGTAGCCTTTAGAAGTGTCCCCCGCAACATTGCCAGAGTGGATTCTTATACCAGTTCTATGTCCGGTTCCCAGCAGCAGATACAGCTTCCTTCTGAATCTCAAAGAGTGACAAAACATAACCTCATACTCTCCTGGGGGTATACAAGAAACATTCTTCCTGTTGTCTCTCCAAGGTAGCTCCATAGTGAAGCACTCAAACCCTGCCGTGATGAGGCGGCCTTCTGTGCCTTGATCTCCTGTTGAAGTTCTTATTAGAAAGACTTTTCTCTTAGCCATTACACAGAACCTTTCCTTCTTCTTCTGCTGCTAGTGTAATTGCACTGCTCTGCCATGCCTCTCTTCCCACAAAAATATAGCTTTATACATTAGCACTCTCCAATAGTTCTCTGCTGCCTCGCTCAGAGGCTGTCTATACCAATGAGCACCTCTAATAACATAAAGCAAGGGTTTGTTGTTCTCTAAGTAGCATATCCCTGCAATGTGGTGCTGTGGGGAGATAACTACAAAAACGACAGCTGCTCGTATGGAGGCATTTCTACTTGGATTAACAAAGACATACGCTCTGATATTTGGACTTCTGTTATTGCTGCCAGTGAAGATCAAATCCCAAGCATCTACCACTGTAAAGGGAGAGATGCTTGGCTCTTCTGGGTATGAGTCTGGAGATGCTCGTGTGGCTGAGCTAGTGCTGGCTACAAACGCTCCTAAAAGGAGAGAGATAGCCATTATGGCAGCCACAAGTAAAACCTTCTTTAAAAGAAACTCTTTACTCATCATTTGTGTTTTCTTTGACCTCCTCTCTTATTTTTTCTTCTTTGGTTTTTGTGCTGGTGGTGGAGTGGCCTCTTCCTTCTTTATGTTAATGAACTTTGTGATAGAGCCCATGTCATCAGCACTCCATTTTCTAGCAGCACGCAACTCTTTTGCAGAGATGGTAACCTTGCTCACCCCGCTCATCTCAACCTCTGCTTCTAGCAGTTCATTTAGCTTCTCTTGGAACTTTTGTAGGTTTGCTGGATTCTGGTAAAAGGTGTACTCTCCTCTGTTGCCTATCTTGGGCTTGCCGCTTTCGTCTTTGTCACAGTATTTCTCTGCTAAAGCCTTTTTTGTGTCCTGGTAGGCTTTGAGAAACGGCTGCATCTGCTCTCGCTGCTGGTTAAGCTCAAGCGTGATGAGTATGTCATCAAACTCCGTCTTGTACAGTTTATCATAACCGCTATTCGTGGTTGTGACAGCTTCCAAATCTTGGTTTGTACACTTTATCATATCTCAAAACTCCTCCTTCTTATGTAGATTTTGGTTAAATCTCTTCTCTTATCTAGGAGAAAAAAGTTTCAACAAGGTTTCCACTTCTTCCAACTGAGCCAGCAGTGACCGCTTGCGGTTTTCTAACTCTCTTTTTTCGTGCTGAATTCTTGTTGGCTGTAAAGCCTCTCCAGTCTCAGGATCAAACCGCTTCTGCTCCAGCACCAGAATTTCATCGGCGGTTACTGGTGCTGGCTCATTCTTCATCACCTCTACAACAGTCAGCAACCCTTCATTCAGTTTTTCTTGTAGTGTTTTCATCATGTTTGTCTCCTATCAATAGCTTCTCTTTCATACTAGAAAGTCTCAGTCGCCTCTGTCTTTCCTCCACAAAAGCCTGCAAGTCAATGCCAGAGTTTCTGCCCATTACTTCAGCTACTACCTGAACCCAGGCAGCCTCGTTTCTCATTTCTTCCTGAGCCTTCTCCACCCCAATTAAACGATTGTACAACTCCTGAATCATTAACATAGTTCGTTTTGGAGCGCAATCTTCTATGTACTTTATTTCAGTGCTATTCTCTGGCTTCCATCCAGACCTGATATAATTAGGGCATTTTTCTTTGTACTTCTTCCAGAGATGACAATCTTTGTTGCATGTATTTTCCATTTCGCTAATCCTTTTTTACCATTATGCAGCAGTACGCTGCCGGACGCCAAGAACTACCATGATTGTGGGGTTGACCCCCGCCAGTAGACCCTATCTGACCCGTTAAAGTTGTGTATTGACTTTGGCCTTGGCTGGCAGCAATACTCTGAGCAGTGCCTTCAGAAGTTTTGAAGTCAATATAAGAATCGTGACCATGAGATGGCATTTCTGATATTGTCAGGGTATGATTAGGCTGTTGCCATGTCCCACTACTATGAACTGTACCACCAGTCTGCCCACCAGCAGCGCTACCTTTGGTTACATAGACAAGCTTATCATCTAGCGTGTTCTGAATTGTCCAGCCTGTTGGAGCAGTATTTTCATACAGCAACAAAGTTCTGCCTGTGGCAAAAAAATTGTTCACCTTATAGTCAATACTGTCTGTATCAACGGAACCATCAATGCCCAGCTTGGCTTCTAGTGCTTCAACTGCATCTTGAACATCATTTATGTCCGCAGCCATCACATTGTCTACGTTGTCTGTTTTATTTGTGAAAGAATCTAATGAAGTTGGATAGTTTGTTGCCATTTTATTTCTCCTTTTTCTCTAAGCTATTTAAGCTCTCTTGCTCACTGTTTATCTCTTTGGCTGTCTTGACGACAGCTTTCTGGATTATAGTGTCTTTTGTTGTTGAGTCTAAAGTTCTGACATCAATAACAGGAGGCACTCTCCCAATTGTAGCCAAATCTTCTTCAGATATTACCACATCATTATTGTCAGGATCGAGGGCTTTTTTTACTACCTCATCTTTGGCCTGACGGATGCGATTGTAAATAGCGTTTGCTACCCACTCAATGTAATCATAGGTTATGTGGTTAAAGGCCTTTGCACCAGCAGAACCACCAATTGCTAGAATAATGTCTTCAATCTTTTGAATTGCTTCTGATGGAAGTTTGTCTTTCATCACTTTATATCCTCCTAAGATAATTTATGTATGTCGAAGTAGGTAGCATCAGCACTAGCAACCAAAGTTTTTGAACTGCCACTATTTTGCCAAACCCAAAGTTCAACATAATCATTTGTTACAAGGTATATAACTGCTGCTGTTGAACAACTGGCGTTACCCTGAGTTCCCGACACAGAACTGTCACTTTGAGCAACTATCGTACCGTTTTTACGGAGTTGCGTCACGATAGCTTGATCGGTTGTTGGAGAACTAAAACGTACTTTACCAATCAACAAGTAATAACCACCGCTATTAGTAGTAAAGCGATAGTTAGAAGCAATATCAAACTCATTCTGCTCATCATAATTCTTGGTATTAAGGGTAACTTTCGTGAGAGTATTATGTGATATAGACTGCCCTGTTCCGCTCTGATATGCCCTAGCTCTGGATTGTTTGGGGAGACTCAAGACACCATCATCATCCAAGTCAAAGGCTTCGACTCCTGCTACATCCATACGAATGTGGTCTTCATCTGTGCTTTTCTCTACATAAATTCTTGTGTCATTATCGTCGTCTCGGATTGTAACTTCCCACGTACCAGGAGTACCAGCAGAAGTACATCTTTTCAGATTGCCATTAACAACACATACATCACCTACTTCTGCTGCTCCGGAAGGGTTGCTCGCTCTATTGTAAAAATGGAAATCTGCCACAGTTTGTTCGGCAGCAATATAAAAGGGAACATCATAAGCTGAATGATGAATATAGGCCAATGCTCCAGAGCCATACTTAGTACCGTCGCCGTACTTGAAAGTGCCATATTTTCCTGTTGTAGCTCCTGTATCAAGAACAAGACCATCAGAGGTGAGAATAATCTTCTTCCCCGACGTAGCCGTCCTGAAAGTGCCTCCGGTGATAATACTTCCGTCTATAGTGCTGCTGGTGATGGAGGCTGAAGTAATATTACTGGATACGCTGAGATTTCCGCTTGTATCCCAAGAAAAAACGTTTGCGCCAACGAACCATCCACTGCCGTCTATGTTTAATCTCATCCGTTGCATAGCACCTGAATACATCTGGATGCCGTCAGTTCCATTAAGCAGGATATATTCACCGCTGCTAGAGTCACCCAGCGTGAGCACTCCGTTTGTCAGGTCAGTGTAGACAGTGGCTCCGTTTTTTATTTGGACTGCTGTGGGGCTTACCTTCACATGCTCCCCGGCCTGCAGCCCAACATACAAATTGCTACCGTCAAATTCAAACTCAGGAGTACTGGAACCGCCTAGCTTAAATGTGCCATCATTCAGGTTGAGCATTGAGCCTGCGCTGGCAGCATAATTGTCCGATTGGATAATGCCGGTGCGTATTCTGTTTCCGCTTATGCGTGTGCCCCTGTTGCCTGCGGGGTAGAGATAAAGGGCTTTTACCTCTGAGGGTGTGAGTGTCTCTGTATAAAAACGGCACTCATCAATATTACCAACGAACTGCCACCCTGATGCCAACCTGTAATGACCACCGATTTTAACTGAGTAAGTATCAAGCAGGATATCCGAGGTGTTTTGAAAAACGCCACCATCGGCTTCCTCCCCGTTTATGTAGACTCTGTACCAGCCTGAAGTATCCCGTGTTAGCACAATAAAGGAGTATTCGTTTAGATTGATTGTATCTGTTGTTTTGTGGTTTATAGTCCAGTCTATCCCATCTGTGCTGGCAACAATCCAGATTTTTTCACTGGAATCTAAAGCGAAACTAAGTGCATTGTGATTCGTTGTACCTATACCCAAAATAGTCTGACCATCTGATGGAGAGGCAGTTGGATTGACCCATACACAGATGCTAAACGGTTTAGCAGAGACATCCTGTATATCAAAGACGGAATCAGATGCTATTTGCACATACTCATCAGTCCCCCCAAATTCCAAACACTTTCCAACAACACCGTCAACCCAGTCAGCCTCTTCCATATTTTGGAGAGTGCCATCATTTCCATTTCCTGAGCTGTCAACCGCCACTGTGCCCGTACCATCATCAAAGCTCCAATACCCAACCAAGTTTTCATCACTGGGCAAATCGGCAAACGCCCCCACTCCTATGTCCACTGTGCCGGCAATGTTAACGTTGCCAGAGGGATCGGCCTGGAACACTTTGTTATTGCTAGAGTCGGCAATGAACAGCCCATCCGTGCTGTTCCACTCTATGCGCTCTGTGGAAGAAGTATCCCCTGCCCAAAAGGCCCCCGCTGTAGACAGCTCCAAGTGGCTTGTGGTGTTGGTGCGCAATTTGATTGTTCCGGCGGTGATCTGGATGTTGCTCTTAGAAACAGCCACCTCACCCAGCGTCCATACGCTGCTGCTCAGTTGTGCCTGCACCACATCTCCACTATCAAAAAACCTGATGCCATTGCTAGGGTCAATGGTAATGTAGTCAGCGGCGGAGTATTTCCCAAAAGCAGCTCCATAGGTATCACTACCATACCCATACAAGCCGTTCAGATTGCCCACTGCCCATACTTCTGTCCAATCGTTATATGTGCTACTGTTTCTGACGTTGCCTACTATGGTTGGGCCGTACTGAGAGGAAGACTTTACTCCCCTGACTGAGTAGATGTCTATAAATCCGTCTCCCGTAGTGCCAGTGTTTAGCACTGCATCCCCTGCATACCACTGGTTGGCTCCTGAGCCGTCTAAGTTTCTGGTGACTGTGTAAGAGTAAGGGCCGGAGCCACCAGGAGCTGAGTCAATACTCATAAACTCCACTTTGCCGTTTGATTCCAAGTAAACCCTGTCTCCGTTGGCTAGATTGTTGTGCTTTACGTAGATGGTGGTATCCCCAGTGCCCAAATCGCTTGTTAGCTCTGTGGTAGGGGCCACAAGTATCCTACCGCCAATAGTAGCCATCGTGTCTTGAGCAACCAGGGTCTCAACCCACAATTCTGCTGCGTGCAGGGTGAGGAACTTCTTGGTCAGCAGGCCAAGATTTATATCGTAGTTAGTGTTTGGGTATACATCGTTGCCAGTGGGGTTGAGGATAAAATCTCCAGTGGGAGCCAGGGTCAAAGTTCCGTTTGAGCCTACTGTAAAACTAGCATAGCTGGAATTGTCATACTCCAATCTCAACTGTTCTGAGGTGGAGAGGACTTGTAGCTTGCCTGCGTTGTCTGTAGTAGTGCCGATGAGGACGTTGCCAGCGTTTTTTATCGCCATTACAGCATTCTGCCCACCCAAAACAATGTCACTTGAAATTGCACGAATTTGAAGCGGAGTAGTACCTTGTGATTCAATTAGTGAATTATTACTTCCAACGCCAAACCTATCAAAATCCCTAGTAAAGAAAAGATCGCCACTAGCCGAGTTAATGATAAAACTGTTACTCCTTATCTGCCCTATCACATCCAATGGTTTCGATGGGCTCGTCCCAATCCCCAATCTACCATTCTGCATATCCATAGTGATCTTGGTATTTGGGGAGCCGGAGTTGTAGTCCTGGAAGTAGATTTTGTCTTCTGCTCTGAGGTAAATGTCTGAGGTGTTTGCTGTGCCTTTAGCATCAATGTACAGATTGCCTGCAGCTCTGTTTCTTATGTAACTATTTCCTGCGTTATCCAACCAAAAGGCTAGCCCTAATGTATCGGTTGTACTATAGCTATCATTACCAATCATTAAAGCATAAGGATTGCCATCGTCCTGAGTTATTTTGAGTAGAATACTGTTACTTGTTCCGCCGTCTTCAATTTCCACATTGGCCTGGGGAGTGGTGGTGTTAACACCGATCTCTGATGTAAACAGCGCATAACTACCCAAATCAACATCCTTAACTGCCCCGTCATAGGGTACAAAGATACTGCGGAATACTTCACTATTGGCAGGAATATCCCACCTGGAGCCTGTACTGCCCCGATAGTAAATACGCACAGTGGGGGCATTACCGCTGCCTGTCACTGAGGCATACAGTTTACCTACAATCCTGGAACCACTATCAGGCTCATAGTCTGAAGTGAGCACTAGGGGTATAACAAAAGTGTCTTTGCTGTCAACTTCATTGCTAATGGAAGATGTTGCTATCAGTGTCTCTGATGTATCCGATTTTCTCTCGTACATCTTCCAGTACAGTTTCAGAGTTTTTGTGCCCGTGGTTTTTTCTGCCGTAAGATAAAAATTGAAATCACCAGTCAAGAGCACATTTGGTGATTCTCCAACAGGAGAAATCCAACCACCAATATAATCCTCATCACTTAAGCCGGCAGACTCCAAATAAGTCTCTGCATCGCCTGATGGTGTTAGAGAGCATAGCTTGTAATCCTCAACACCAGAGGCAGTATCCAACATATAGTAAGAAGCCCCAAGGCTAGTGACAGAAAGGTCAACGTACTCCTTGGTGGCTAATTGCTGCAAGCTTCCAGCGGTGTCAACAGTGGCATCTGATGTCAGTTCAGCACCGTCCCAGCTCAGGGTAGCCGCTCCTCCTGTGGTTCTATCCAAAATCAATTGAACAGTAACATCATCAGCATCATCGTTGATAGTGAAGGTGTTGGCAATGGTAGTCGCTATATCTGAACTGCCAATAAAATGGCCTGTTATAGTAAGATCAGTACCATCCCATTTTAGATACTTATCATTTGGATTACCAATATGTAATTTATAGGTTCCGCTGTCATTCCCCATCCAGATTCCTGTACCTGTCATATACCCCGTAGCCGAGCCCATCTCTATGGCAGGGGTTGAAGAGTCCAAAGTGATGTTACCAGCTGTGAGAGAGTTTGTATCAAAGTTCCATCCTGCAATCACAGCATCAGTGTTTCTAATCCTGAAGACAATATTACCAAAGGCATCTTTGCCCTCTAGGCCATACTCATTTGTGTCCAGCTTGCCCATCTTAATGCGGTCAATGTCATTCTCGTGTAGCTTTATCACCGGGACGCTTGGGTCTAGCATTATGTACTGGGTATCGCTTCCAGAAGAGGCCACTTTCAGCTTTCCCGGCAGTACATTAGGTGCATGGCCAGAAGAGACAGTTCCAGAGGGACCAACTACCACAGGAGACCACGTGCCGGTGCTTGTGTCCGTAGAGGGAGTTATAGAAGAAGGAGACAGGTCGTCCCAATCATCAAGAGCATACTTGAAAGATGTAAGCGAAAACTCCAAAGACAAGTCTTGGCGTATTCTGACCTGGTCAACTCTTGCGCTAAAGCTTGAACCGTAGAAGCTGTCGTCCACAGTAATAATGTCCTCTGGCTGGTAGACCAAAAGATCATCTCTGCCTGTGAAAGAGATGCGAGCTTCTGCTCCATATTTGCGCTGGAAGAAGAGCTGTCCCAACTTCTGTGCATGGATGGAGTTTGAAACAAGGGGACAGTACAAAATCTCATAAGAGGGATAGTCTGTGCTGCTTTTTGTAGCAACAACAGTCTCCACCAGAGTTTCCTGAGAGGAGCCGGATGGCCTCCATGCCACATGTCCCGAGTCATAGACTATGTTCTGGTAAGGGGTTTTACGGAATGTTGAGCCCCCTTGCTCATTTCTGCTCCGTACACAGCCACTAGTCAGAGTGCCGCTGCTTGCCTTGCTCAATAAGTGTAGCTCTATTTTGTCGGTAAAGCGCAGTGTGCAATGAGACATACTCAGAAGCTCTGAGATTAGCCTGCTTCTGTCTTGCTTGTAAAACAAAGCTCCTTGTAAGCTCAAACTCCAAGAATTGGTATGAATATCCTTTACATATTCAAAAGAGCTTATAGCCTTTACCACAATATTGTCCCATTTGCTCCAGCCACTTGCTGGGTGTCCATCTTGACAAACTACATAAACAGTGCTAGCTGTTGGAGTGAAGTAAAAAGTGTGAGTGCCTGCTGAAGTTATACTTTCTTGCACAAGGTCTCCTGTATACAGAGAATCGCCAGAAGGCGAGCTTGTCCCTATACTAAAGTACATATTCGACATGGCACTAGCGGAATCCAGCTTCACCTGCACCTTGTGCTTTTTGCCTGGCAGAACAGGGATAGCTTGATATCCCTTGAGCCATATGCTGGAGCCTGAATCTTGGGTAAGTTTCATTGTGCCACTATCATAGGCCAGCGTGCCCACACTTCCTACTTTAGTCCATCCACTAACATCTGAATCAAAAGAGCCGTTTGTGACTAGCTCATTAGTCAAATAGCCTGTGTCTAGCAGATTGGAGGGCACCCCCATGTCTTCCAGCACATATTCCAAGATGTCAGATGGAGAGGTTGTTTGTTGCAGATCGCTTCTGTAGAACTCAGTGTTTATATCAAGAAAGGTATCCCCGGAAGGGAACAAACCTACAGAATCAGCCGTACCATCATCATCTGAGTCTGCTATTATGGGTTGGAAGACCTTGTAGCTTTCTCCTAAGAGAGTCTTGTTTGCTGTGGAGAAAGTGTAGCTGTTGTCCCAAGTAGCCTTATTAGCCCAGTATCTTGGTGTTTGCACCTCGCTTATTGTATATGTAGGAGAGGCTGGCCCAAGCAGATAGTACCTTTGGTCGTCAATGAGCAAGCATCTAGTGGGTATATAAACAGTACCAAAAGGCACCGGAACGCACACATTGTCATTGGGGACGTATTCGTCCGCTGGTGACAAACTCTTAACAAGAGGCGTATTGGGGTAGTCTCCCTCAAGGTGGATACTGAGACAATCTTCACACTCAAAGTCCAGAACAGATTGAACTTCTTTAACAGAGTTAGTTCTAAACATCCAAGTAGTAAGAGTACGCTCGTTTGTCCAATCGGTTGCTACCAAGTCAACTTGCACCATCTTGTTCTCAAAAGCAGAAGGAGACAAAGAATCGTCGTCGTTGCTCACTTGGAAGCTCAGCTGGCTGTAGCCAATAGCTCTCCCCTCAACCATAGAGCGCTGTATCCTGATCCCCTCAAAGCCAGAAGGAATAACTCGTCGCTCGTAGGTCTTTCCTCCGTATGTGCACTCCTTAGTTGACCATCTGTAGGCCGTACCACTAATTATCTTCAAAGCTTCTATGTAGCCGCTGACAGCAAGAGCGTGACCAGAATTATAGCTGTTAATAGCAAACAGATATCTGAAGTCTTTCTTGGATGAGTGCAGGGCGAGAGAAAGCGTAGAGCCGTGTTGGGCGGACATCTCCTCGTCTGTATAGATAGCTGCGTACAGAGTCCCATAAGTGCCTACTGACTCGTCCCTCCATACTCTCACATAGTAGTCGGTGTCATAGGAGATTTGATTGCTGGCGTCAGCGTATTCTGTGCCACCATCTAATTCCAGCAAACGGAAAACTGGCGTACCACCATTTTCGTGAAACTCAAACCCTGCTCCATCGTGGCCAGCACTAGCAGCTATAAGATTGTACCAGTCATCAATTACATTCTGCAGCGAGGCTAAGACAGCAACAGAGTTTGTGTCTGCCCCGCTCTTTATTCTTACCTTGAAAGTGAGATCAAAGTCTGCAGAAAAATATCCAGCACCAAAGTCTTTGTAAACTCGTGCATCTTCATTGCGACCCAAAGAAGCAAAGTCCACTCTGTTGGCACAAACGGTTATGTGGCTGTTTGGATCTGTCTCTGTATAGTCATCAAAGTTTTGGTGATCGTAGCCTGGAACAGTAAACAGCCAACTAACTTTCTTAGCATCAGCGCCCAGTATTGACTGTTTAATGGAATCCAGAGTAAGCATTAGTCCGCAATCCTCCCCACAACCTTCAGAACTACCTCTTGGACACGATGCCCAGAGGATTCAAACCAATCCCTTTGCAAAGATGACCGGAACTTAACGACATAAGTATGACCGTCAATGTGGTCCCATTTGAAACTTTTCGCTTGGGCGTTGGCCTTTGAAGAATCCAAGTAGAAATCCATTATTGTCCCTGCGTCAGCTTTTGAAATGCCCTTACTCCATCTTAGCCTTATGTAGAAAATAGGATCATCACTAAGGGCAACAACCCTATCTGCTCCGTCGTCAAAGTAATGAACTTCTTGTTTCTTAGCAGCCACCTCTGTGAGAACTTCTTGTGGAGCAACAGCCAGCGTTCCAGAATAGTCTGGAGTTACTGTTGTTAGATAATCATACAGTTCTTTCTCTGCCATAGGGAAACCTCACTCTTTTCTCTAAAGCCCTGCTATTTTTTGAATGCTCCTCACATATTGAGGATTGGTCTTTGCTAAATCCACAAGCACTTTACTCATAGTGTGCCCATCAACAGTCAAGTAAATTGGTTGTAAGACAGAGGCCCCCTCTCCTCCTCCTACTCTGTTTGGCAGAGCGCCTGTAGCATTCATCTCCTCCAGCGCATCATACCCTATTCTTCTGGCAGCATCTTCCCGGATCACATACTCATACGGCCTCACCCTCATGAGCAAGTCTGCGGCCAACCCGCCCGCATGCGCTTGAGGAATTCCTAGTCTGCTTCCGATCTGCCCCAAAGCTTTGCCGCCCGACATACCAGCAAGCAGAAGCTTAAAGTTGCGTAGTATGGTGGAGATGTTCTCGCTCACATAGTCAAATAAAGTGAACTCTCGCAAAAACCCCATCCCTGACGCACCTAGCTTCTTCACAGCATCCCAAACGCCTTTGGGTAACTTGGTAACGCCTGCCCACAGACTTTGTGTCATACCAGGCAAGTTAAGCTCTTTCACATCATTCCAGCCATGGGTAGCCAACTCTTTTATCTTGTCTATGGTGGCTGCTGGCAAACTAACCAACTTGCTAAAAGCATCTTGTCCTAACTGCTTCGCCAAGCCAAAGGCCGCTTCCAAAGAAGAACTAGGCAACTGAGCAATTACATCTCCTACTGGGCCTGAGAGAATGGCTGTTTTGGTGCCTTCAAGAGCTGTCAAAGCTGCCTTATCAACTACCGTATACCGACCGCCAATCTTCACTACTGCCTTTTCTGCTCCTCCGAGCATTCTGCCCAAACCGGCAGTAGCTCCTCCAATAGCGCCGCCTGTTAGTGCTCCTGTTAGTATGTCTCCTAAGTCTCCGCCCCTTATAACGCTTGTTGCAGCTCCTGTTGCAGCCCCAGTCAAAATGGCAGGCACAAGAGTGCCTCCGCTCAACACAGCAGCAGCGGCAAGTCCTGCTCCAGTTAGCACTTTGCCGATAGTGGTGTCACCAACCCAACTAGAGAACTTGCTCAACACTTTGCCCACTACACCAGCAACTCCTTTTACAATCTTAACAGGAATGCTGATTATGCTCTTGATTATGTTTCCTATGAAGCTGAAAAAACCGTAGTGTGGCAAGCCTGGCTCTACAAGCCCTCCATAAGCAAGCCCCCTTTGCCCTGTTTGGGCGGGTATGTTCTTGCCTACTGCAACTTGCCCTGCTGGTCCTGTAACGGCCTCTAAAAAGCCTCGCATTTCTGGCAGTTGTGCCACTTCTCTTGGCACAACCCATTCCCCAGGAGTCAGCATTGCCATCACTGTGTCTCCGGCAAATCCGCTTCTGCCATTCCACAAGCCAGGCACCTCGCCACCCCTGGCAAATGTTAAGAAGGGAACATCTATTCCCAGCAGTTTCTCTATGGTGCCCTGGCCACCAGGCGCCCCAGCCCATGCGCTGCGAAAGTACATTATAATTTTCTCGGCTGCTATGTCTGCCACCAAACGCATAAATGAATCTCGTAGATTAATCGCAAAGCTCTCCCACAGCTCGCCCAGATCGCTGATTTGTCCCTTCATCGCCAGGAAGAAAGTATCTGAAAAGGCCCTTCTCAAGTCTTTGGCTGTTTTCTCCCCAAAATCTGCTATCAACTGGGTTCTGTGCCGGAAGCTGAGAAAAGCCTTTTCCCAACCAAGCATAAACGAATTCGCCACATCCAGTTCTACTTTCTCCAGCCTTCTGAGGGCTTCTGCTATCTCGTCTGCTGTAGAGTTCACATTCTTGATTATGTCAAGATTTGCCTTAACATAGTGAACTTTCATCGCATCAGTAGCTTCTATATTCTTACTCTTCAAAGTGTCCCAAGCTGTGTTAAGTTCCTTGGTTGTATACTTACCAGACTTAAGAACAGCATCAAGAGCCTTTTGAACTCTCTTAGCAGCTGCCTCTTGTTTGCCAACCCCGACAGCCTTATCCATCTGCCTCCAAAACTCTGCCCATGCTCCCTTCTTGGCATACTTCTCTTGCTCCTCCAAAGCATCAATCAAGTTCTCGTAATACTCCTCGCTTTTCTTGCCCATAGCCAAAGCAGCATCGTGCTGGCCAAAGAGAACTTTAAGAATCTCTTTTCTAGCTTCTTTCTCTTTCTCTGTTAGGCTGTATTGCTTGCTTATTATATCCAGTAATCCCTCTTGTTTCTTGGCAGTCTTTTCGATACCTTTCTGGGCTTCACTAGATTGGGCAACAGCCAGCTTCTCAATAGCCTTCTTGTTTCTCTCTGATAGCCTGCGCAAAAGAGCATCTTGGGCAGCAGCACGCCTCTCTGGTGCTTTGTCTATCTGTGTCCAAAGACGCATCACCTCTTCATCAACATTACCAAGAGCGTCAGCGTACTCTACCATAACCCGCGCCAGTTCAGTACGGGCTGCCATAGCCCCACGAGCACTAGGCCCCTCAATTTTTATCTCTCCCTCTGGTACAAGCCTCTTAATAAAAGGCACTTTTCTCATTACATTTGCTATGCCATTAATCCACTTTTCAACTTGTTTGGATAGAGCCTCCATCCCCTCGTAGAAGGCTAGTTTGATTGCTGGCCAAATAGCCAAAGCATGATACTTTATTGTGAGCCAAGCTTTCTCATAAGTGGCCACTATGGATAGAACATACTTCTTCACCTCATCAAAAGTCTCAAAGTAATACTCAAAGGTTCTGCCAACTCCATACATTAGCACTCCGACAATGCCCGCCTTGGCTATGGGAGAAGCCATCAAACCAGCTATTGCCACATCGATCCTGGCTATGGCAGCAGCCAGTACATTTGCCCCGACAGATGCTTGTGTCAGGGCTGTAGCCATTGTAGCAAAGAGCGCTGCCGCTTTGTATGCTAAAATAGCCTTGAGGGGCTCGGTGATCAGCCATAAATTATCGCTCAAGAACTTGGCAACCTTGTAAGCTTTCTCTATTGCGCTGGCTAGTCCTCTAAAGAACCCAACAACTTTGTCCTCTTTTGCTACTAGTGATGTAGTGATGTCTTCCAAAATTCTCCCAAGAACTGGAAGCACTTCCAGCCCTGCCTTCATGAATGTGTTCTTAACAGCATTCCAGAATTTCTCGCTAACTCCCTCAAAAGACTTCAAATACCTCTGCCAAGCTTTCTCAAGGCCACCAGCAGCACCACCCATCTCTTCTATCAACCCTATTACTCGTCCAAAGTGCTCTACCATCAGGCCGGAAAACGCTATTAGGGCTTCCTTTCTGCCTCCCAGCAATTCGGCCAGAGCCTCTGTGCTACCTTGGGTAGCTTCATCTATCTTGCGCAGCGTCTCAACAAACCCTATCTTCTGTATTGCTTGTTGAACTCCACCGTAGTCTTTCATCAAGGCAACCATCTTGTCTGTGGGCTTTATGAGAGATGTTATGAGGGCTTCTAATTGAGTTGTTGCCTCGGCAGTAGAACCAGCCGTTTGGGTGAGCAAAGCCAACGCACCACCCATTTCTCTTGTGTTCAAGCCAGCAGCACGAGACAAATTAGCAAGGCTACCAATAATAGGCACCAGCTCTTGGAAAGTTGTCTGGCCAATGCGCTCAATTCTGAACAGAAGGTCTGCTGCCTCTGTTGCGTTTTTAACTTCCCCAGCATAACCAGCCATTAACTTGGTCAGCGCCCTCACGGTGTCGCTCTGCTGGACATGGGCGGCACGAGCAGCTTTAGAGGCCACTACCAGCAGATCCAACGCTTTCTTAGGCTTAGTAACACCAGCACTGATCACTTGGTAGTAGCCCTTTGTCAACTCTGTCACATCGCCCAGAGAGGGGCCAATTGACTCCACCTGCTTCCGTATGGTCTTTGTAGTCTGCTCTGTGACTTTCCCCATATCAACAATAGCACTTTCGTAGTTCTTTGCGTAGTTAATAATCTGGCGGAAAGACATAGAAGCAGCAAAGCCAATTATGGCTCCTTGCAAGCCTGTAGCAGCTCTCACAGCAGAGCCAAAGCTTCTAGTCACATTTGTGGTGAAGCTTCTGACTCGCCTCTCTGCCATATCAAGCTGAGAATAATCAGCTCCTATTGTCGCATAAATGGAGCCTAAGTTCCCACCGCCGCCACCAAACACTCTCTATGCTTCCTCCTTCTTTCTCTTTGTTTCTGTTGCCAAAGCCATTAAGACCATCTTCATATCCTCAACGCTTTGTCTAGGCCCTATGCTCATAGTTTGATAAAAGTCCTCTGGCCTAATGCTTTTAGTTCCCTTGCGCTTATGGGTGTTGACCAAAATGGCAGCAATATGAGCTAGAAGCCTACACACTTGATCTACACCAAAAGGTTCTACTCTGTAGTAAGCCATCCATTCTGTGAACTGCCTAGAGCTTATCTGTGCCAGCAGGGCATCAGGATGAGGATACCCAAGGGCCAGAGCGAGACGAAAGGCTAGTCTGCGCTCTGGCCTTCGAGCAAATTTTCTGTCATCTCATCCAGCTCTTCCCTCTCTATGCCGTTCAAGTCTTGTGCTTCTTTAAACAGCACTTCCAAAGCAGCAGCATTCTTCTTAGCCAACGCCGCCACATCATTCTTGTCTTTAAAGAGCAAATTTCCCTCAGCATCGCACAGGCACTTAGAAACAAGCAAAGTTCTAATGCTTATTCTATCCAAAATGCCTCGCTGCCTTGCCTGGTATATCTCCCACTCATAATTATCTCTGACCTTTGCACTCATGTTGCGGAGATATACATATCGGCCCCACTTTTCCACGAACACTTTACGAATCTCAACATCATCAATGCTGATAATGTCCTCTTTGGTTAAAAGGCACTTTTCTTGCTCCTGCTCATTACTTACTTGTTCTTCTGCTGTTACCATGGCGTTTCCTCCTTCTCTCTATGGTTAAGAGTGTTTGTTAAAAATTAGCTAGACAAAGTCACCTGTCCTGTGATCTTGAAAGTGGCTGTTGCTGTCACCTTGTCACCAGCAGGCACAGCCACCCCAAGAGCTGTAATAAAGGCAGTGAACTCAAACGTTGTCTCTCCAGTATCCGGGAGAACAATCTTGTAGTTGTGGCTGCTATCGCTCTCAAGGTCTATCTTCAGGTCATCATAACCATCAAGGGTGAAGTTTAGCTCTATGCTAACCTCTCCCCCATCCCTAAAGCCTGAGATGAACTCTCGGTATCCTCCTGTGGAACTAAGGTTCGTAGCATCCACAACGTCCCTTGTGAGGTTGGGGCCTGTTATAGAGGCCACTTCCGCTATTGCGGAAAAGGTCTCACTGCTAGCCCCGTCTCCCCTTTGAAATTCAGCTCCTACACCAGTAAACGCATCAGTCATTTGATGTTACCTCCTTTTTCTCTCTTTAGCTTATGCTTGCGCTCTCTCTGTGCTATGTAGAGCGCATAATGTCAAAGTTCAAAGAAATAATAGGCCGATTCAGATCATCATAACCTACAAACAGTATCCCTCCTCGGAGCAGGATTTGAACGTACCTTGTACCATTCCAAGTCTCGCCCGCTCTGCGATGAAGGGCATCAACAACCTCTTTTGCTTTGTCCCAGGCAGCTTGATAACCAAACTTTGCTCCTCTTATGCGCACCTGGACAGATGGCCTATCTATATAGCCACCCAAGTAATTGTCTGGATCGGCTCCTCCTGTGTCAAAAATTCCAATACAAGTATCTGGGGTATTAGCGTCGTCGGGAATTGTGCTTATATAAACAGACCAACCAGAAGACACAGCAAACCCGTCTGCCACTCCAACAGAGCTATCAATGAGTATGTCTTTGATGTCTTCACTAGCAGGATTCATACTCTACGCACCCTTCTTATTCTTGTTTTGCTGAGACCTTCACCAGCATAGTCCCGGATCAAGCGCAAGATGTCTCCCCTTGACTCTTGTATGGCTCTCTCTAAGTATTTCCACGACGTGCCAGGAGCACGATAGTTCTTGTCAATCTCGTGGACAAACACTGCGTAAGAGGCAGTGTAGCCAACCTCAGCAACTGGCCCCCTCTTGGTATCCTCAGAGATGACGTAAGCAGAGTTGCGCAAGTTGCCTGTCTTGACAGGAGTCTTAGGTAAAGCTCTGCTCTTCACTAAGAGGCCCGCAGCGTGCACCCCTGCTTTGGTTCTGTTCTTTATGCCTCTAATCTCTCTGGTCAAGTTGGTAAGAATTTCCTTACCACCATAAACCCCTGGCCTTCTTGCCTTTGGCCTTCTCATACCCACACCTTGCGCAAGAATTTTGTGCCTTTATAATTAGGCACCTTTGCAAAAGCCTTGATCTGATAGGCTCCGCTTACGGAAGTCGGATCACCATATTGGCTATCGCTGTAATCTCCAAGAGCTATGTATCCTCCCACTACAACATCACTCTCTACAAGCACAACGGCCTTGCTGCGTTGTTCTCTACCACTCTCATCTGTGAATACCTCTATCCTGTCAATCCAGCGGCAGTTCACAGTCACTGGGTCGCTGAACTCATACCCTCCCCATCCATCAGAAGAAGGCCCAGCCCAGTATGTTGCTGTCTGCTTCAGCAGTCTTTTCAAATAGTGCGTCATCCGCTTCTCTCCCTCTCTCTACACTGCACTCTACAAATCCAAGTCTATAGCGTTAAACTCCGCACGCTTCTTACCAGCACTGCGCAATCGGCCTGTTGTATCAAGAGCACAAGCCATCTGTCCATAAGGCGTCATCATCAGATTGCTTGCTCCATCAACAGTGCCCAACCAGTATTCCACTTTGGTGCCTTCTGTGGTCTCTGCCCGGACAACAGGATCTCGTATGGCAACAAAATGCGCTGCCAACCAACGCTCTATCTCCTTCAGCTGATCTGTGGATAGGGAACTGTCCTCGCTCAAAAGCTTATTAACAAGCAGATTGGCGACTGTGATAAACGGAGTTAAATCCGAAACATCAGTGTCTATTATTGCGGACACTTCCGCAGCAGTTACTCTTGTCGACATTTCAATTCACCCCATCATAAAAGATTGCTCTCTTTGCCCAAATATACCTCTACCTCTTAACAGCTTCATTGCTCCTGCTCCTTAGCCATAAAGATGGCGTAATGAACTTGGCGACTTCATCTGCCTTCCACTCTAAGCCCAAGTCATTTACCACCATCTGTAGCTCTATCAAGTCTCCGTTGATGGCCCTTTGGGGCCACACTTCATAGATTTTAAGCTTGGCATCAGCCATCTCCTCAAAACGTTTCTCGTGCTCTGCTACCCACCGCAGCCATCCCGATCGGCTTCTGTAGCCTCTCATGAAGGCTGTTTTAAAACAAGAGCGTACAATGTCCTCAGGGTGCCTGCGCACAATAATCCACTGTGCCTCTGGGAAAGCCTCTGCCCATAGGGGCCAAAAGAGGCATATCTTTGCTCCCTTGTAGAACCAAGGTCCCTCCTGGTAGCCTTGCTTAGCCACTGCGGAGAAAATCTCCTCCCGCCACACCTCGGCCAACTGCCCCAAAGTGTAGGGCTTTTCCTTGTGCACAAGCAAGGGTTCTTCCTTAGCCTTATGGAACACCACAATATCAGGCAGAGGATTCTGACCCATAGGGTCAAAGCCCATCTCTTTCAAGAAAGGCTTCACTAAATTTCGTACAATCTCTTTGTTCTCAAACATTCCCTTCTGGTTAAACCTGTTTGGGCCTCTCATCTCACCGCCCCAAGCTCCGCAGATATGAAGCGTACCAGCAACAAGAGAAGTCCCAGACCTAGCTGCTCCTGTCACAAGAATTGGATCCATGGTTAGGCTCCTCCTCCTTCTTCTTCAAATTCTTCATATTTACTCACAGTCCACAGATAACCGCCCCTCCTATGGACAAGAATTAAGTCTTCCCCAAACAAGGACTCGAAATATCGTCTTATAAAATCTGTAGGTGCAACACAAACGATTATTGGCACCACCCCCGCTTTGTGTATTGCTCTGGCGTAAGTGGCTAAAGTCACCAAGTGTCTATGGATGCCTTCCTGTGTAAAGTTATAGTTCCCTGTCTCCTGCCTCAAATAGTGGCTGTCCAGGATAACTGATGGCTGATTCAACTTGGATTGTATCTCAGCCGCCATCTTTGTTTTGCCTGTACCAGGTTTACCGATAATCAAGCATACCACGGCTTTGCCACCTCTCTGGTTCTACAACTTTTACCATTTCTCCCAAGTCCAAACTCTCTTTCCCAAGCCACCTTTTCAAGTACACAGCTGTGGACTCTCTGTCCAACAGAGTCAAAGAGTAATCAATTGTGGCAACCTTCACGCCTGCCTCTCGCAAGGCAGCCTTTGTCTCATCTACAGCATCCAGCAAACGACCCCTTCTCACCTTCCTTAATCCGTAGTGCGGTAAGGCGCCAAACGTCTCCTTCAATATGTCTTCCAAGTATCTCTCCGCTACAATTACTGCCACTTGCTGAGGAGGATGCTTGATTGCCTCTCTTACAGCCTTTCTCAGGGGGAGCTCCTCTACTAGCCCATCATATCCACCATTCTTCAGCATACGGACGACTAGAGACTTACCTGCTTTCTTCAAACCTGTAACAATAATGTGCTTCACGTCAGCATCTCCTCCCTCTCTGTGTCTTCCTTACGTCGTATGATAAAGTTCGCTTCACACCATCCCGGATGAAAGGGATACCTTGAATCTCCCTCAAAATCATTATGGGTGATGTAGAGAAATGTACAGCTAGTGATCTTCTTTACCATTGCCCGCAGGGACTCATAAGGCGTAGTGGCAGCAACAACTACCAAGTATCCCTTTGCCTCTATCTTTCTTGCCAGTAGGGCAAGCTGCTCATAGTCCCCCTTCTCATAATCGCACTCGTCTGTTCGCTCCAACCCAGGCAAAAACTGCTTCATCCAATCTGAGTCCAAGAACACAGTATTCTTGCCCAAGAGCTTTTTAGCTTGTGTTGTCTTGCCCGATCGCCTCTGCCCAAACACCCAAAAGATCATTCTTTCTCCTCCTCCTCTTCTTCTTTCTTCTTTATGCCTGTGAGTGTTGCAGTGAAGCGCAGCCTGCCCTCGTTCACATAAGACACCCGATAAACCGCTCTGCCAAGAATGACTGGTGCGCCAACCTTTGGCAACAAAGTCTGCTTCTTCTTGTTAGGCAACTTCTCAATCTTTGGCATAAGACTTGCCTCATCATCTTCTTTATGCCACCTTTGAGCCTTCAACACCCTTCCTCCATTTGCTTAAGAAATAACGCTCATTCCGCTTGAGCAGCATTTTGTACTTGCTCCGCTCTATGATAAGACTGAGCTTTGGATGCTCTTGGTGGAGCACCACCAAATCATCCCTGTACACAAAAGGTATGCCAGCATCCATTACTTTCTCCCTGAAATCATCATCATCATACGCTACACCATGAGCATATTCCTCATCAAACCCCTCAATACCCTGGTAGTTGTCCCTGCTAATGGCAGAACAAAAGTGGTATCCTACGTTGCGCCTTTTGCTATGCTGATACCAGCGCAAGAGCTTATACTCAAAACTCTCAGGGGCATAAAAGATTCTTCTAGGCCGGATATGTTTACAAGCACAAACAACATACAGAGAGGAGCTTCTGCTGAACTCTTGATCCAACCCTGCCAATATGTCAGTAGTGTGGATACACTCCGGACTAGTCAAGATAAAGTAATCTCCCCTAGCAGCGTCTGCTGCCTGGTTAAAGAGAGGAGCAGGATTGTATGTGTCTTTCTCAGCCTCAGGCACAGTGATCAACATATAGGACACATAGCTTGCTATGACCTTGTTGAAAGCTGCATGGAACTTAGCATCTTTAACATTCTTAGCATCCTCTACAATGACCACTTCCCAATCCTTTCTACTACTGTAGAAGTGCCGAAATGAGGCCAAGGTATTGGCCAGCTGTGGGGCTCGGTTCCAATATGGCATCAGTATGCTGTATTTAATCCCCAACAATCCCAAGCATCCTCCTCAGCAAGACAGACGTTTTGGCTTTATCTTGTATGTTTCTCTCAGTCACCGTATACTCCATTTGGCTGCTAGCTTTATGGCCTGCGTACCAATGAAGACCAATTGTCTCTGGCGGCAAAGACAAAGGCTGCTGCCTGTAGTACCGATGAGCATTTCTCACAGGGTACACAACCTCAGAAGGCAAGAGAGACACTACTGGATCATCAGACGCCGAGGACAACTTTTCCGATAGCATTTGCTCCAGCAGAAACCGCCCAAAGGTCTGATACCCTCTGATAGACTTAGGATCATACTTCAAGAGCTTCTTGCCTCGCTCGAAAACCTCTTCATAGAAGCTTTGTCCTGCGCCTTCTCCAGCTCCAAGAAATCCTATTGGGTAAACAAGCCTTCTGTCTTTTTTGTAGGTACAAAAGAAAAGGTCTGCCTCTGTGGCAAGCAGCGGCATCAGCTCACTCATAGGTTTTATGTACACAATATCAAAATCACTCCACACACCAGCAAAGGTAGAAAACAAGTACCAGCGCAGCAAATCAGACTTGTGCACCTCTGCTACCCTCTTTCTTATGCCAAGAGAGTAAAAGCTCACTTCTACCAGCTCAACTCTCTCCAGCGTCTGGAGCTTGCTGAAATAGTTTGAGTAGTTCCTAGGCACCCGACAACCCACTTGCTCTTTGGTGCTCCAAGTTTCTCCTCTCCCCTTGTCCCGGGAGTAGTATATGTGAACTTCCCAGTCAGGATTCAGACTAACAAAGCTCTTCACAGTCAAATACCGCATAAGGGACAGCGGCCTATTGCGGCCCCAATACAAAAACAGCCTCTTAGGAATCTTCTCACAGGCCCACCTACTCATCTCTTCTTACCTCTCTCCATAATGTATGTTCCTACCAAAACAGAACCTGCTCTGTTCCACCCTTGGTGAAGGCGCTTGAATCCTAAAGCAACCAACTCCCTATGTGTCCATTGATATCTATGGGTCTCATAAGGGTTTCCATAGACGCTTCCATCTTGCTCACAAGGCGTAATAGGAATTGTTAGAAAGACAGCTTCCAACTTGCTGCCTTTCTGCCCTAATAGTTCTTTCAGCTTAAAGACAAGCACAGTAGCGTCTTCATAAGGCAAGTGCTCCAACACATCTCCAAGGATTATAATGTGATAATTGCCAAAGCGATCAAATTCTCTTATGTCCATTGCATAAACCACATCATAAACCTCTCTAAGTTTGTATTTGTTAATGTATGGCTTCCAAATTTCCACTCCATCTATTTTAGCAACATTCCCACAAAGCAGCCTTCCCCACTTTCCTGCTCCAGCACCAATATCCAAAATGGCTCTCTTGGGATTAGCCAAAATGCTCTGGAGCATAATCTTTTCACCTTCCCTTGGTTGCTCGGACATAGGCATCTGTGCTTTACTCCTCTGGCAAATTGTAAGTTCTTACCTCAGCAGTCGCCCCTAAGCTGCCTCTCTCTATGGCTTCAGCCAAGCGCCTATTGATCTCATCTCTCAAGCGTACTCGTTGTTCTCCGGCCTTCCGTGCCTTAAACTCTAAGAGAGAAATCTTTTTATGGTTTGGATTTGGCTTCCTTCTCTCTGCCAATATTGCCATGTTACTATCGTAGCACTTTATGTTCTCTATCGAGAGCTTGTCTATTAGCTCTCCTATAGAACAAATGAAATCGTAAGCCTCCCTCATACCTATTCCTTTCGCATGTGACCAAATTCTTTTGTCCGTTTAAAGTGCCTCCGCTCTCCTGCCTCTTGGTGATACACAATGGAAGACCTGCTCATCACAAACCTAGCTCCGGCCTCGTGGCAACGCTGAAAAAATCTCACATCAGGTGCTCTAGGTCTATCTTCCGCTAATTCCAACTCCCAAGGCCCATACAACTCCCACCACTTCTTATTAAATACATAAGGAAAACCAAGGGCACTGCGCCAGCTTCCTCGCTCTTCTTCTGTCTCTAAACGATTAGCATAGAGTCGCCTATAAAGAAGCAGAAATTGCTCCTCATCAAACTCTCCTTCTCTTACAGCTCCCAAATCAGCTGTTATGACGCAGTTACTTCTTATTGGGCTTAAGAGCATGGAACTAACAATAATATTCTCATCAATGTACTTGAGCAAATTAGCTAACCAGTTTCTACCAAAGTAAACATCAGAATTGACAAGGCAAGCATACTCATTCAATTCAAAACAACAATCTAAAGCCTCATTAATCATAGCTCTTATATTCGGTATGTATCCTATGTTGCTGTCTTCTGTATAAGTTAAGTGATGTAGATGGCAGAAGCTCTTTAAACGATCAAGGTACTCCAATAGACGATCTGGTGCTTTCCATGTCACAACTACATAATCAATATTCTCAGTAGGGACACCTGCATTCTCAAACAAAGATGTAGTGCTGTAGCGAAACATCTCATAGTCCAGTGAGATCATATTGCCTACTGAGATGCGTCTTTCAGTACGCTTCTTATCAGACTCGTTATGGTGCATCGGTTTCTCTTATCCCAATAGTTTGATCTGGTAATTCTATTGTTGAAATCTTGATTGTTGCCCGCATACCAATGAACACCAATTGTTTCCTCTGGCAACTTAACTCTTCTGTGAAACAAAAGTCTTCTGTATCTCTTTTGCGCTTGTGTGTCGGCAAAAGGAAAAACAATCTTAGGGTCTAACCACTTCACCTTCTTCAACCTAAGTAACAACCACACCTTATCCGGAGAAAACAAAGGAGCTCCTAAGCATTCATAGGTTCCAGTAGTGGCAGCAAGTGCCTCTTTATACATATCAAGAAAAAACTCATCTCCTCCCTCTTTTGCTCGCATAAACGAAACAGTAACGTAACCAGGCAATGGGTACTGCCTGAAACGAATCAACTCTACATTAGCCTCTGTCTCTGGCAAAGGCCGAAAATACAGTATGTCTGTGTCGCTCACTGTGCCTCCATGAAAAGCCAATATATACCAAGAAAGCAAATCGCTCGTGTAGATGTCGTTATATCTCAACTCTGCTACCTCTTTGCAAAAGTCTTCCAGATAGACAATCTGTATCAAACCCTGATCCTTCAACCTGAAAACATTAGGAAGATAATCAGGCCCTTTATAAGTGCTGAAGTCCTGCTTGACTTCCCACTCACTTACCAAGGGCTGCTCTCTTAGAACTTCTCTGCGTAGTACAAGAGATACTTGCTCGTTGTATTTACAAGCAGAGTACAAACTCATGTATCTAAGAAAGCTCAGCTTTTGTCCTCCCCAATAGAAATAAATCATACATGATCCCTATGATCCAATTCTTTTCTCAACCCATCCAAGAAGTTATTGTAATCAGTATAATAACAGTATCTACACTTGCTACCATCAAAAGGCTCCTGATTGATCCAGTGCTTTATGTGAAGGTTCATCCTTGCTTCCAGGCTATAATCTTTAACAGAACTAAGCCCAGCATATTGTATTCCACAACAAGGATAAAGAAAACCATCAGCCGCAACAACAGGCTTTAACAAAGAAATCCAGCAACGCTTTGTTCCTGGTCTGGGAGTCTTTCTATTCTGAAATAGAACAATCGGGTCTTTAGGCTCTTCTACTATAGGCACGTTCTCTATATCAAGTAAATTACTCACCACCCTAACATGAGTAAAATTATATTCTTTTGCCTTCTGGACGTACTTCTTGAGATTCTCTGGCTTATGGTCTCTTTTAACAACATAAGAAAAAGCCCAATCTACACCAGGAGCCTGCTTAATGGCCCTCTCCACCTTGCTCCACCAGCTATCGCTAAACTCTACTTCATCAGAGCACGAAATTCTACACCACAAGACATTTGCCCAATCCAGTGCTCTCAAACGATCTATTACATCCCCGTTGGTCACCAGTCCTATGCTTATGCCCATCTCCGATAGACTATAGATAATATCAGCAATGCTAGGGTGCAAAAGTGGTTCTCCTCCTCCAGTAATAGTCACTGACCGACAGCCTAGCTTTTTAAACTCCTGCATAATTCTCAAGATTGCCTTAAAGGGCAGCTCCAAACTCTTATCTCTATCAGAGCAAGAGCAAAAGCGGCATTGCCTGGTGCATTTATTAGTAGGACACAGTTGCACATGAACAGGTGGTATGAACTGTTTCTCCACAATGCTTTCAATGGTGCGGTAGTCTTGAGCCAGCTTCAAAGGGAATTGATCTGCTGCAGTGTAAGAATGTAATTTTTTCATCGCCAATACTCCTTTACCCACCCATCATCAACTTCATGGGGTAGTGGGCTTCCATGAAAGCAAACTATTGTGGCGTCGTCCGGGAGGCCTTCTCCTCTGCAATGGCGTTTATAGCTATAAACGTTAATAAGGCTCTGGATTGGCTTCATGGGAATCCTTAACCTCTTTGCCATATGGGCAATGTATTTTTGATCCCAAGAGAACAAGTCTATATGCTTTTCACGAAACCCGGATTGGATAGCTTTCAAAGAACCCATCCATGCCATAACACCACTAGCCCATCCAGCACGTCTAAAAGGTTTAAGCATATACAGCACCTGTCCGTCTGACTCTTGGACTTCTTCTGCTATAGGAGTAATGTCGTTGACGATGATGGTGTCGAGATCAAAATAAATGCAAGGCCCCTCATAAGAGAAAACATCCACTTTGCCCCACCACTTTGGTTTATCACAAGGCACACAAGAGATTCCTGCTATCTGCTTATCAGTGAGACAAATAAACTCATGTTCCCAAAGCAAGTGTTGCTTGACCATATTTCTCAAACGATAAACATAGTCAGCGTTGTATTTCTCACCTACTTTAACACAAAGAACCTTGACTCTCACAGAGTGCCTCACAACAGACTGCTCCAATACTTATCCTCCGGTTCTGGCTGTTCAGTAACAAACCCTATTTTTGAAACTGTGTTAGTATCAAAACGCAAAAACCCTCTGTCAGCGCTTATATTCTCACTCTGCTCTTGTCCTTCTACTAAAGAGTTAAGCACCAGTTCAACTCTCTTAAGCACACAAGAGACATCTTTCAATAGTTGTACCTGTTCCTGTTTGCTAATCACCATTGTCTCCTCCAATTTTCTCTTCTTTGGTTAAGTATTCTTCCAAGGTCATTATAGGAAATTGGTCAATAGCGCTTCCGGGTGTACAATTGACTATCTCCAAACCCAACCCCTCTGCCTCCTTGGCTATACGAGGGTAGTGCTGGAGAAATCTGGCATAAGGGTTTTTGTCAGGAGAGGGATGGTCATTGTGCCAATTGGTCTTCCCGTCCACTCTTCTCATATCAAACCCCAAGAGCACTACCCTCCTGGCTCCCAGGTGATAGGCAAAATTGATTGCGCTTGAGCCGCTACAACCATTCCACGCTACATAGGTGGGCCTAGCTTCAATGCCTGCTGGCTTGCCTCTCTTGTATCCTACCATCGCGGTTTTATTCAAGAACTTTGGGACACAATGGGCAATAATACCAGGGTACTCTCGTAGTCCCAGGTGGATGTGCTGCTCAAACCACTTACTATCTCCAAACCAGCATGCATCAACCCAGCTTCTAGGCTCATACCGGCAAGCTTTGCCTTCTGAGCCAGCACCAAGCACAGGGTCTCCGTAGGCGTTGTTTATGCCTATGATGCGCCTATTCCGTATCAGGCTCAGGTCTACTTGGTTTAACCCTGGCCCTCCGCCTAGAAGGAACACCACTGCTCCTTTCCACAGTTGAGGTAGTGGGGGCTGTGTCGTCATCTTCATCCTCTTGTTCCTCTTCCTCTTCTGTGGTAGTAGCCTCTGGCAAATCAACCTCTCCTCTCACAAGAGCCTCAGCTTCCACCTTGTTCAAGTAGCCTTCATTGATCTGCTCTCCGGTTTCTTTGTTAATCACAACATACCGTCCAGCGCCTCGATGAATCATCTTGAGACTGATCTTTGGCTCAAACGCCGTCTCCGGTTCCTCAATAGCTTGAGCTTCCTCGGGATTAACAGGCTCCATTATGTCCAAGAAAGCCTTGACTCTGCTGGGCTGGGCATAGAAAGTGTCCCCAGCCCGCAAAGTCTTTCGCTTTCCTGTCTCTGGATCACGCATGTTAAACTTCCCACTAATCATCCTGTAAAGAATCTTCTCTTCTCCTCCAGCCATAGTCATGTTTCTCTGGCCTCCTTTCTCTTTGGTTAAGAGCTTAAGAGTTGTTAGTGCCTGTGTCTCTCCCTAGAGAGAGATTAGCTGTAGTGGACAATACCACAACGACCACTTTGGTCATGTCTGGTCTGTGGTACCTGAATGACCATCACCTTGAAGTTGATCTTCATTCCTCCCTCACTATCCCACTGGACTGTGGTGATAGGCAAGCCATTCACCAAGCGAATAACGTCACTGGTCATTTGAACCAGCAAAACATTATCGTCGGTAAGCTTGTCAGCCACCTTGACATCCTGGATGTTAGAAATCCGCAGGATACGCTCTCTGATAGTGACATCGGAGTTGGCTTTAAAGTCATCATCCAACGTAGCCTCATAGTTCGTAGGTACATAAAGTACATACGGCCCATAGGCTCTATCACTAATAGCAGCCTGCTTCATTGCGATAACATCCCCAAGGATGTCGCTGCCATCTTGGGCACTTTCATCCCAGTTTCCGGTCAGCGAGCCAGTATTCCGATTTGGCTCATCTGTATACCCGTAAATGGTACCACCACCAAAGGTGTATGTACTTGCTCCAGTAAAGAGAATTTCCTCTACCTTCTCAGCAACTTTACGGGCAGCCAGCTCTGCCATTGTAGTATCCAACGGCATATTGCCGCTGCGTGAGGCTTCAATTTCCCTTATAGAGAAAGAGAAGTCTTTGTGGATAATTGGCAAGGGCAGATAGCTGATGTCAAACTCAGGTCTATCCCTGCGTCCTTTAACCACACCATCCATATTCATCTCGGCATCCTCAATGTCGCTAGCATCCTGGTATCCTAGCACGGTCTTCCCTAAACCATTAGGAATGTCATAGGTCAGACCACGAGCTTCCAGGTCAGCCACACCAACAAGCCTCTCTTGGTAGGCTTTGAGAACAGCCTTATCAATAGCCTTCCATTCATCATAGAGCAAGACATCATTTGTCCTGAGAGCATTTACATTCAACTCGTTCTGAAGCAGCTTCTGAGCAACATTACCAAATGCCTTGCCTTTACCAAAGTTAACGAAATCAATGTTCGCTTCACCTTTGTGCTTCATATCATTCTTACCTCCTCTTCTTCTGTGCTATGTATTTGTAGTCAAAATGTCACACCCTATCCTACACAGCCACCGCCTTAATAAGCGCAGCCCCTTGTCCAGAGCTAGAAGCATTCAGAGCCTCAAGCGCTTGGGCCACTATGCGGTTTGTGTACTCTGTTCCAGTGTACGCTGAGCTTTCCACCGGAGCGGTGTGTTTTTGAAAGTAGCCATTCCCTTTGGATTCCAGAAAGTCTCCAAAAGAGATGTTCTCTCCATCAGCTACATAAGCTAGAAATTCATCACCAGGACGCAGATGCACAAACTGGCACCTGTCTCCAGCAGAGTAGCTGTCTCCAATTTCCTGGCCCTCAAGAGAGTTCTCAATAGCAACCATGGCGGTTGCGTTCCCCCCTTGAGTGCTGTGAGGTTGGATTGTGTCATCATCTGTCACATACTCCACAAGCATACCAGGATAAATGGTTTTCCCGGTGTTAACTTCTGCTTCTTTCTGCAGCGGATCACCTTTCAACACTATTGTTTTGTAGCTCATACTTCTGTTACCTCCTGTATATGTTTATTTGTTGCGTGTGTGCTCTTTTTGCCTACTGAAGATGGCTAAAGTCTGGCTTGCCATCTGGTGTCCATTTAGGCCTCGGTGGCTCAGGAACAGTCCCTTCCTCACCGCCCTCAGCCGCAGGCGGAGCACCAGCATTAGCAGAAAAGTCAACCGGCACTTTAGCCAGCTCTGCCAGAGCCTCTAAATCATCTATGCTCATTTGCTCTAGCTTCTCTTTAGAAAACTTGTTACGCTTGTTAGTCAAAATAGCCTTAACAAGCTGCTCTCGTTTCTGCCTGTGCATACGCAAACCGGCAGACAGCACCTCTTGTATCTCAGCAGGCGCATTGGCAATAAACTCATCCGGAGTTTGTGCCTTGGGCTCTGGTCCCTCTTGCTGTTGTTGCTGCTGAGGCTCTCCGGTGTCTGTCTGCACATTAGCATTAATATCACCACCATCGTCCCCGCTGCCAGGTTCATCACCAGTAGTAGCAGCGGCAGCTTGCTCTGCAGCGGCTTTTGCCTTCTGAAGAGCAACCAGCTTCTCCAGCTGCTCTTCCTCCAGAGTTTTCAGCCACTCAACGTCAGGCTCGCAAAAAGTACAATCTTCCTCGTTGGAGACTAGCTCCTTAATGAGTTCTTCTTTTCTGTCCATATTACTGTTTACCTCCTTCTTTGAATTGCTCGTGTTTTGTTTAGCAGCAGCAGTAGCGCCATCGCCTTCTTCTCTGGCTCCTGCCTCACCACCGACACCATCTTCAGTAGGGACAGCATCACCACCACCACTACCATCATCATCAGCAGACATCTCTTTATAGGTCACCTGGCGAACAACCTCAACAGGATCACCGGTGAAAGAAATCTCTCCTGTATCCTCGTTTTCAATAGTGTACTTCTGTTTGAAAAGTTTCACTTCTCCATTCTCATTCCTTGCCTCATAGACAAAGTAATCCTCAAACACTTCCAAAACCCAAGCATACACTCCTTCATCAGACTTGTCCCCTACTATTTCTGCGAGGAGCAAGTCTTGGAGCTTCTGGCGCACTTGCTCAAAGCTCATCTCTTCTGCTACCCGCAAGCCAAGGGCACGGCCAAGTTGTTTGACAACATCAATTGCCACTTGGCTCGCTTTGCGCTTTTGTGGCTTGAGACTAGCCCCAAACTCCTTATTGAGCAAGGAGCGGGCTTTACTTTGAGCAGACTTGAGCGCAGAGGCTGGAATCTTTGCTTGAGCCCCTCGGCCACTAATCACCGCACGCAGCGCTCCCTCATTCAGCTTGTCTGTGCTAGGGTTGACCACAGGGAAAAAGATCAAGTCCCCTATGGTGTCTGCCTTCGGATCCCCAAGCAAGCTCTTAGAAGCAATCCAGCTCTTCATAGCTGCCGGAGCGTCTTGTACCCGCTTGGGTATCTCATCAGCATCAGAAGGCTTGCCACCTTTGTGCTTGTAGTAACCATCTCGGTAAGCGTCAAAGCTCTTATCCACCTTGGCCCAAGATGTGCTCTCGGTGCCACTGTAGCTCGGAGTTCTGGCAGTGCTACGAATGTTTTCTACTACCAGATCACCACTCATCTCTCCCTCCTTTTCTCTTCCAGTTTTATTGGCTCTGAGGCCACAGCCATCTCCCCAGTTGCAAGCGCCCTCTGCGCCAGGCAACACCGCAAGATGGTCTGGCCTGTAAGCTCTAAGTATAGAGAAATACTCTTCTCCATTCCACTCCCCTTGAACAAGCTCTTCCTCCCCCCAAAGTCCCGTACTCACTTCTACTGGCTCTCCGTTGAGCACCATGTTTAGCAGCTCCGGAGCATGCTCCCTGAGGTGCTCAATATCAAACCACACCTCCCCCTTGAGGCGGGCTGCCTCTTGATCGTACTCCACATTCCACACTCGCCCCAGATATTGCCTCTCGTGTACCTGAGGATCATTGCAAGAGATGGGCTCTCCGTGGGGGTCTTTCGGATGATTAAGAGAGACAGGTATACCATTCCATGCCTCCGGAAACGTGGCTAGTTCCTCGGCAGGATACAGTATTCTGTTATGAACCCCCTCAACAAGCATCACAACAGGGACAGCCAAGTGCGGCCTGTCCATCCATATTTCTTGCCTAGCTTTGTAAGCTCTGTTAATCAAACTGTACAATTTAAAGGTGGTTTCCATAGCTGTCATGTTCTCCTTTGCCTTACTTGCTGCTTTCTCAAAGCGCCCCTTCAGAGCGTGCTTCTTTATCCACGCTTTGGCCTTGGCGGGGTCGCGCCCCCAATACTTCACCGGAAACCGCAAAGCTTGCGCCACCGGAGGATCATCTTTGCCAGCCTTGCCCTTCAGCTTGCCCCAAATGACTGAGACGCTTTTAGGAATCCTGACTCCTTGCACCTTGGCTTTACCGCTGCCCTCTGTGCGGCGGAATGTGCCAGGAGCAAAGTCCCCTGGGTCTCTCAAACGCAACGAATGTTCATTGGGATAAGGATTGACTATGTAAGCGTTATTTCTCATTGTGCACTCCGTCCACGACAAACACTGCCAGCTCTGCTTTGCCCTTCAGGGCATCCAGCAGATTGTCTATTGTGGCTTGTACTTCTTTGCTGGCTCCTTTTATATCTTCCAATTCCCTTATGAAAATCTCTGTAATAAGAGCAGCCCCCTTCTCCAAGAAGCCCTGAAGATTGTAGAGGTTGTGCCTATCGGCAAACTGGCGCAACTGCCTCAAGCCGCCCACCGTGGCCAGCGGGGCAACATACCCTCCAACATCATATAAGTCGTAAGCCATCTCTACTAGCTAGTCTTCCTCCTCGTAGACAATGCTGTTCTTTTGCCCTTCAATAGGTTCCATATGGTCCTCATCTCCATAAGCAATGGCAACAGGTATACCACCAGGAAAGGCTTTGCATACAACCTTCTCCTCTTCCTCAGTCTCATTCGGTTGATAGATACCTATAAAATGTTTGCATCTCCTAGTAAAACATCTCGGCTCAACTAACACACCCTTTCTCCTTTCCTACTACTTCTTCAACGACGGCGCAACCTTCGTTTTAAAGAACTCCTCGACTTTCTTTGGAAGCTTCTTTTTCTTGTACAAAGGAGAAGTATAAGCAGCAAAGCACTCCGCAAAAGCCTCTTTCTCGTTGGCCGCAGCATACTTCGACACCATCCGAGCTATATCATCCTTCTCCTGGCTCCACACTTCAGCCCAGTCTCGGAAGTAAAGGCCTCTGTGATACACATGATGACCATACTCGTGCCTAAACAAGGTACGCAGATCGGTCCCAACACTCCAGTTCCCTCCACTCATATGAAGAGTTGGTTTAGCTGGCTGCTTTGTGCCAAGAACAATCATTCTCTCATCAGGATAGTACCCTCCACGACTGTAACCATCTACAGTAAGCCATCTATCTTCATCCTTAAGCTGTAGCTTAAATAAAGGTCTATCCTTGACCTTGCCTAAGTCAAAGCTCTCTGTTATCCGATCCAGTTCATCAACCAACTCTGCAGAGGCCTTCAAGGTGTTCTCTGTTGGTGCCAATATAGTGCCTCGCTTTGGATCAATATACTTGCGATCCCGAAACATCTCTGTTGCCTCTTCAATGCTCTTCGGCACGGAAACCTTCGGCGGTTTCTTCTTAACAGGTGGTAACGGGGCTTTCTTCCTAGGCACTTTCTTAACAACCTTCCCTTTCTCAACAACAGCCTCTGCACCCTCCTCCAATACCTTGCTAAAGGTTTTCAGTTCTGGCACCTCGACCATGCCTTTCAGCCTAAAGCTGCCCACGCCTTCTCTGTAGTAAATCTTACCCACCCTGTCGTCAAACACCACTGTGTGCACTTTGGCCTTGGGAAACCTGGCAGCAAACGCTTTCTTGCGCCTCAGAGAGTCTGGATGCATGGTAATCTTATTGTTCTTGCCTCTTACTATGGTCTTGACTTCTATGAGATGCCTGGGGTTTTTCTCTGTACCCACCACTACGTCAAACGGCTTATTGTCCCCGCTGGTTTTGCCCTTTACCACCTTGGCCAAGCGAGCCTCATTGGCCTCGGCCTGGCGCTGGATGTCTACTGTGGCTGGCTTGTGGCTGTCTTTTGCTCTTTTTATTCTTTGCCTCTGGGTAGCTGTGAGGCACTTAGCAGCAGCCAACACTATTACGTTGCTCTTGCTGAGGAGGAACTTTCCCGGGATCACCTCGCCACAATCGGGCAAGTATCCATACGTACCACTAATGACCTCTGGTCCCTCTCGTGCCCATTGCTCATATGGGAGTGGAAGGAAACTGCATCTGCAATTTGGGTGCACTGGTATGAGTCCCTCTATCTCGTCAATACTGTATATGCCATTGTTCCGGCTGGCCAAACCCTCACATATAGGACAAACGTCAAACCCCGCAGTCAGCCACTCGGCCACAATGCGCACCCCCAGAACTCCTGCCGCTCTGGCCTCTGCCACATTGGCAGAGTGGTGGGCTCTGGTGATCTCTGTTCTGGCTAGTGTGCGTGCTCTTGTGCGTCCTATCTTCTTTACTCTGTCTGTCAGGGAGCGAGCAATCTGTAGCGGCGAGCGCCCCTCAACCAGCCCTTGCGCCAGAGTGCGACTGATCTGCGCATCCATGGCTCTTGTGATTCCTTGCAAATCCCGGAATGTTCTTGTGTACAAAGCACCCACTCTGTCTGCGTGAAACGGCTGATTGAACGCTATGGCCATGTCCTGCTGAGGATCGGGAGAAAACTTTGGTATGTCGTAGCCTGCCTTGCGCAACTCTGCTCTGCTCTGTTGAATGCCCTTCTGGTAAGCAGAGCGCACAAACACATCTGACCAAGCCTCCTCCACACCCCTGATGGCGCCTGGGCGATGGGTCACTTCCAAAACGCTGCGCTGTTCCATTTCCTCCAGCCAATCCATAAACGCATCCACCTTATCAGCAGTTCTAGGAAAGTCAAACGCCCTCTCTCTCACCACTCTTAGGGCATCTTCCGGAGAGAGGGAAAACTTTGCAGCAGGAAGCTGGAGAGTGGTTATGTTCTCTGCTCCTCCCCCCAGCAGACCAAACACATCTTTGTCCACTATGGCTCTGTGTATCACGGTGGCGAGCCAATTGAACCGCCGATTCACCTCAGCCAGAAACTGCCTGCGCAAGCCCATAGTGCGAGTGGGGTCCACCCTGCTCAGCACCGCCAGGCTCACCGCTGCCTCTGGTGGGTAAAAGACCTCTGCTGTGTTTAGGGCACTACTACTCTTCATTGTCCCCCGTCACCTCTTCCATCAAACCTCTGACCATCTCAGCCCTTTGCTCTATCTCTTCCTTGGACCAGTGCAAATACTTCTCCAAGAACAGCTCCACCGGCATCACCAGCTCTGCCCCTGGGGCAGAGACAAACTTGGCTATTGCCTCGGCAGCCATACGAGCAATCTCCATTTGCTCCTTGGGAGTGAGCACCAACATACTAGGCCACTCAACAGAATACTCCTCTTCCTCGTCTCCCTTGGGCGGGGGCAGTACGCCCACTTCCACCAGCCTATCAATCAGCGGCCTCAGCAGCACTGCCTCTGCAAAATTCACACGGCGCTCGTCTATGCGCTCTTGCCATGCCCTCTCGTCCTGGCTACTGGCCAACTCCCCCCTCTCACTGCCTAAGAGAATGCGCTTGGGGATACGAGCACCGGCAGCAATCAACGTCACTAGCACATCCACGTGGTCAGCGGGGGAGGCCACTTGCGGTGCCAGCTCTTGCACATCTATGCCTTGGAGCCGTATGTAGCGACGCAGCTCATGCAAGTAGTCTTGAATCTCATCTTCCAAGTCGTCCAAGTCTTGAGTCTCCATAACTGCGTCTGGTTGTGCCTTAAAGGCATACCCAGGAAAACTCCCCCTCCAAAACATCTCTGCGCTGCCTCCGGAGACAAGCTCCAAGTCTTGAAGCCGATTGAGCACTGGCTCCAGCCGTGGCGTTCCATAAGTGTCGTTATCAACCAGCCCCTCCGCAACATGGATCACTCTGGTGTGGTGTATGCGCAAATCTCTACTAACACCACCAGCGCCGCTGGCCACCACTTTGTACACTCTGGGCAAACCATAGCGTTCATTGCCCACGTCGTCTTCCCACTTGTCCACCTCTACAGAGCCCTGGCTGTAGGGGCGCAAGTAGAGCAGCTCTTTAGCCGACTCTACTGGGTTTTCCAGCTCCCGGAAACTGGACACATCATCAAATCCCAAGAGCAATATGCCAAACTGGCCTATGCCAGCCACAATGTCCATACGACGCAAATACGCATACACCTTGCGCTTGCGCACTAGCTGCCTCCACGCCTTCTCAAACTCCGTTTCCTCTTTCTCCCTCTCTACCACAGAGGGCAGCTTGCCCCATGTGGCCAAAGAGGCCGCTTCCACTATGGGCTTGGCTATGTCTTGGCGTTTGTAGCGTGCTGCGTACGAGCTGTAAGTAGGAGTTTGTTCATACCCAAGAGCCTCATACAAGTTTCGCTTTGCCCCTGTGCCGCTGCTTGACCAGTAGCTCTTGCCCAACTTGTCGGCCAAAGAGGCCCTTGATGCAATAGTGGATGCTAGGCTGAACAGTGCTCTGTCCAATCCCCTGTGTCCAAAAGAGATTATCCTCTTGTTGTTGCTGGTATCGGCTTTTTGTTTGCTGCTGGGTATTTTTGTTGTCGTAGCCACGCTACCTCTCCTCCCTCTCCTTACTCCCTTAGTGTTCTAAAGTGCACCGTGGTGCCTGGAGTAACCTCTCCCTCAAATGGAGAAGCCCACTCCCTCCTCCTGCGCACCTTGTTGTGCCTGGGTGCCACCGCCACACCGGCAATCTCCCCCCTTGGGCGCCTGCGCCTTCTGCGCTCTGGAGTAAGACCTTCTTTGTCCCTGCCACAAAGTGGGCAAAGTTCTGAGCCTTCTACTTGCTTGTTGCACCTAACACAGAACCACACTGTGTGCTGCTGTGACACTACTTGTACCACTATCTCTCCTCCTCCTCCTTAAGATAAGAGAGTGTATGACTCAGCGGAAGCAGTCGCGATATTTGGGCTCTCCCTGCCCAGCCACTTACACCCAATATGGTGTAGTTTTGGCTGGTCGCTTTCCCAAGGCAGTGGGCGAGCGATTTGTTCCGCCCAAGGTCTGCCCCCCTTGAGCTTTTTGTCGCTCCTGTATAGAGGTGTACCTGCTCTTGCTGAGCTCCCTCCAGATTCATCCAGACACACACTACCTCTCTTCTCCCTGTAGACAGAGGCTCGTATCTCCGGCCAAAATACAAGCCCTCCCACAAAGAGAAAGAGAGAGTTAGCTTCCGGAGTGGTGTGGGTGGGGCTTGCTGGGCGTACAAGCTCACCGCCAGCACCGTTCCTCCAGAGGGACTTGCCAACCGATGGAAGTTCTGTATCATTTGCCCCAAACTCCTGCCTTTTTCACCAGAGCCAACTTGTTGAATGCGCCAGCAGCAGCATCCACTTGGTCTTTGAAGCGGCTCATAGGAAAGTCCTCGTGCTCTTGGATAAAGCTAGCATTCCACTCTGCCCTCAAGAGCTTCACCTGGCCCTGGTTCACTTGTACAGAGTACGGCTCCGCCCTGGTTACCTTGTTCCCAGTGACTCTGTCTGCGTACACCTTGTACCCTGCCAACGATCTTATGGTGTTCTCGGCGCTTTCTTTGCCCCCCGAGCCACCCTCTTGCTCTACCCAAATAGTCACATCCGCCCCGTCCAAAGATGCCGTCTGGCGTATGATAGCCTCCCGCTTGTCCCAAGACCATTGTCCCTTTCTTACATCAAGCACAGCAAACGATCCGTCCACCAGCTTTGCCATCTTGATTCCGGCGCTGCGTGCGCCTCCGCCCTCTGTGGCTGCCTTGTCCCAGTAGCGCACCACGCGCAACGGAGCACTAGGCGGAGCATCTATAATCTCAAAGCGCTCCACACGGAACATGCCCCCACCCCTGGGCTGTGGCCGTTGCTGATGCTGGCTAGCTACAGCATACTCTGTCATCTCGGCCTCTCTGGTGTCCAGCACCTCTTCAGGGAATTTCTCTGGCCAAAGGGGTTGCCCCACCTGTGTGCGCCAATCCCTAGGACATAAATGGGGATGGTCTGGTTCATAGCGTGCCGGCAAGCACAAGTGGGTGTAGCCTGCCTCTGTCTCCAGTATGTGGCCTGTGAGATCATTTTGGTGGGTGCGTTGCATGACTATAACCTTTGCCCCTGTGCGCTCGTCGTCCAAACGGGTGCTCATACTCTCGTCCCACCACAAGAGCACCGCTTGGCGCTTGGCGTCACTCTCGCCATCTCGGACATTGTGCGGGTCGTCGCACACAATTCTGCTGCCACCCTCGCCTGTGCCTAAACCGCCCACACTAGTGGCCACTCTGTATCCGGTCTTATCATTTTCAAAGCGCATTTTTTCATTTTGGTCTGAGACAATCTTGAACCTGTCGCCCCAAAATGCCTGGTACATGGGGGACTGGATTATGCGCCTGCACTTCAGCGAATCCCTCTTGCTCAGGGCTTCTGCGTAAGAAGCATACAACCACCGAGAACCTGGCCGATTACATGGGCCCCATTCCCAGGTGGGCCAAAAAACGCTCACCAACAAGCTTTTCATCATTCGTGGTGGTATGTTTATAATAAGGCGAGTTATTTCTCCTCTGGTTACGGCTTCCAGATGCTCACAGATTATGTCTATGTGTCTGCCATCAACAAAAGGAGTGTTTGGTTCTACTACGGGCCACAATAGACGGGCATAGTGCTTCAGGCTCTTTTCAGCCAGCGCCACAGCAACAGCACTCAAGGAAGGCACCGCCACCCCATCACCAGAAGAGAAGCTCTCTGCCTCTGCCAACAGGGGTGCTTTACTGTAACTGGCGAGTTGTGGTTGTAGGGAGCGTCGAAATCTTTTGGGCCTGGCGCTGGCTACCATCGCCACCGTTTCCTCCTTCCTCCGGCAGCTCAAGCGGTGCTTCTAGCTTTCTCAGTATTCTCTCCAGAACCTCCAACTCGTCCACAGTCAGCTTCTGGAGCAAGAAGTCCACTTGAACCTTAAGATCAAGGGAAACTTTGCTCGTGCTCTCCACTTGAGCAAATGTGCGCTTGGCAAACCCACGCTCAAAGCCTTTGCGGTGATGGAGCAGGAACCACTCAGCCACCCTGCGACTGGACTTCAGAGAGGAAAAAACCTTCTCCTGGGCAGTGTCTGCTGCTTTCTCATACACAACATCCATTACTTCAGAGAACCTCCGCGCAAACCAAGGGTTCTGTCTCACCCACTCATTCACAAGCCCTCGTCCACCACGGATACCCGCAGCACGCAGGGCTTTAGCCACATTTCCATACGACTTCTCCAAACACACCAGGAAGCGCAAGTAATCTTCTTTCTCATACTTACGAGCATACAGAGCCACATCAGCATCAAACGCACTACCGTGCCCCTGTGCTCTGATGGCTCTTTTGACTCTCTTTACACCCACTCAGCAAAGCCTCCCTTCACCTGCTACCCCCTACTATACCCCAAAAGGGGCCGTAAGTAAAGAAATCACTAAAAAATAGACCACAATCAGGTACGATTTTTAACTTCCCCCGTTACCACCACAACTTACCACCCCACCACCACCATTTTCACTCTCCCCCTCCCATGCCCTTACTCTTTCTTTCCTGGCACAAGACTTCCGGAATCAACTCTGCCTCCCCCTTAGAGAAGCGTCTGCCCACCCGTCCATACCCAAAGTACTCCCTCCGCTTCAGTACTTCTTTTCTTTTAGCGGGATTTAGCAGTTCACAAGCCTCTTTGGCCACTTGCCAATCGTCCATGCCCAATACCCAAGCAATTCTACGGTAACTCATTCTCTTAGTCACTCTCAAGTCATAGAGCATGTCCTCAAATCCCCAGTAGCCACATTTCTTAGCCACCCGTCCATAGAAAGCACGGCTGGGGGTGCTGCGCACTCTCAAAGGCAACCCCCATTTCTCTACAGACCTTCTCACTACATTCCACCCAACATTCAGCTTCTCCATTATTACCCACACAGAGTCAAAGTCTCTGCTAATGGCTGTCCACATATCCTTTAAAGTGAATATGTGTTTACACCGAGGGCAATAAAGCTTGTGTGCTGCGTGAGCAGGCCTCAAGCACTCTCTGTTTTCTTCTGCGCGGTGGCGGCGGGCCATACCCCTTCACCTCTCCTCGCTTCTCTTTCCATAACCATAGCGACCCATCCCTCTTGTTCCACCAGAGGGAAACTCTCCCCCTTGGGGTCTTCCCTTACTGCTTGGATAGCTCTGCGTTTTGCTTCATCCATGCTCTCTGCCATAACAGTCACCACTGTGCTTGCGCTTACTCTAAGCAGCAAAACCCCAAACATCTCCTCCTTTTTTCTCTTCTTCCCCTTAGCCATACGCTCCTCCCTCTAAAAGAATAAACCCAAAAGCCACTCACCGTACCTCACCCCTAAAGCACACAAGACACAAGCCGCCGACCCAAGAACAGCCAACAGCAAAGCGACCAGTGCTTGCGCCAAGAGGGGCACCAAGCTGCCACCCCAACAAAAACTGTCCTTTCCGCTACTATTGCTACCCGTGCCTCTGCTTCCTCCTTTCTTTACTGCGGTAGAGATTGATGCTGCGCTTGACTTTCAGCTTCCAATCATCAAGGTGGTTTATGAAGCCCTCATACCGGTCCACCCACTCCAGCCAATCCCCTAAGGCAATCTCTGGCCCGTTTTGAATTATGGCTGGAAGGTCTCTTGCGGCTTGCTCTAAGAGGTTCTTGCCCTCATAGAACAGCTCCTCTACGCCAGCTTTCTCATAGTGATTCATTTCTCCCCACCTCTCCTTTCTTCTCTTTTTCTTCACTTTCATCAGCCATTGCCTCCTCTTCTGTGTCGGCACAAGCTTCTTTCCATTGATAACCGCACAATTCGCAAGTGCGCGACAGGTATTCTGCTCTAGGGCCAATATACTTTACATCAGCCCCCATATTTCCACATTTAGGACAAATGGGAAATCGGCCTGAGTATTTTGGTAGACTCTTCATTTTATCTCCTCCTCCCTTTCCTCTTCTGGATTATTGACATTGCAGAGAGCACCCAACCCAAGGCCAATGATGGCGCATACAAACAAGGCACAAAGGCTCTCTTCTTCTCTCTCTAACCGTTCTTTTTCTCTTGCTTTGCCTCATTCTCAAGCTCCCTATCTATCTTATCAGCAACATACTCTCCCACCCCATCCCAAAAATCATCAAACTTCTCCCAAAATCTGAGACCTTGGTAATTAACAGGCTCCCACTTTCCCCTTTTTCTCTTCTTCTCTATGTATTTCTGCTGTTTCTTACACCACCTACAAGAGCGCAAAACCGGAGCAGGATCAAATTCATTCCTTGGAATGCCTGAAAAGTACCACCACTTGTGCAAACCAATACGACAAAGCCAGAGCCTTTTCTGCTGGCCTCTTTCCTCTTTCTTCTTGCCCGTTTTCTTTTTCGTTCCTCTGCTACAACTGACCACAAGCCAAACTCCTATTCCAATTAACACAAGACTACAAACTCCATCACCTATGTCCATTCCAAATTTCATCTTAACTCTCTCCTTTCCTGCCTGCCTATCTCCGCCGAAACACCTCGTGGTCTGTGGTGTTGGCGATGACAGGAATAGATTGGTAGTATCCCTTGCCCACACCCAAGAAACAGTAATGCCGCAAGCATACATCACAAATCCAATCAGGAACAATATCGCCACCTGGAGTCATGGAAACAGAACCGGATACCATTCGCATTTTATGTCCACACTTAGGACAAAAACCCTTATAGACCTTTTCAAAATTCTCCATTCTTCTCCCCTTTGCTCTCTCTCTCTCTATGCAGACTTCTGTGTGATGGTTAACAGCGCAGGATTCAACACTGTCCCTTTCTCATTCGCCCTTTCTCCTTCATCTCCAATTTGTATTTCAAGATTATGCCAGCGCCTAAGAGCCTCACCATAAACCCAAGCTTCTGCCAAAATGCCAACAGCAGCCCCATACATGAATCCAGTGATGCCTTCTGTATTTGCCTCGTGGCTGGTTTGCTTTGCAATATCTTCTAGCTTCTCACCAGCAGCCATCTCTTTCTCCATTAGATCAGCCCATCTCTCGGCGTAATCAAAACAGGCTCTTCCGTAGGAGTCTGTATTCTTGTTACGCCACTCTTTATATTCATCTTCTTTTCCCTTAACAATTTCCATCTTCCTCCTCCTTTCATTTCGAGTTGGCACGCCGTTTGGGCAATTTTGTTGCCACAAACATAGCCCTTTACTCACCCTCTAAAACCAAAATTTAAATATAAGAAGACAAACGCCAAACGTAAAAGCAGTAATGCCCACAGACAAACCAACACTGATAAGAAGCACACGGCGCTCAGCCTTTCTCCACACCTCTTCTATCTCTTGCTCTTTCATTCAGCTCTCTCCTCCTCTCTCTCTCTAAACTTTCCTGGTATAGCTAAAATCTCTTCTGTGAAGCTGTCTGTTGGTCTTAACGGAGCAACACACCCAACTCTTCCACCAGAGAGATTTTCAGCCAGCAAAACTCCATCACTCCCCACCGCCCACTGCACGTCCTTAAAAAATCTATGAAACATATTTATATATCTCTGATTGTAAACAAACTTGCCGCCATAATTTGCCTTAAACACGACAAAATTCCAATTAGCCCCCTCTCCCTGCCCCTCCAAAAAAGCTAAAGGCTTTGTGCGACAGTAGCCATACTCTTCTGTCTCAGAATTATAATAAGCATAAAAAAGAATCACAGCAGGATAAAACTTTGCCTTCTTCAATTCTTCCAGCCCCTCTTCTATCCGAGCAAGACGCGATGGAGAAAGAGGCCCAATAAATTTCAAGCCCCCTCTCTTCTTCAGCAGCTCTCTGCCTTCCAGAAAGAGAACACAACCATCAGTAATCCAGCCCCTCTTCTCATCATAATAATAGCCTTTCCTTTTAATTACATTACAAGCTCTCATGCCCAAAGCTCCTTTCTCTCTGCCCTACTCTAAGTATCCCTTAATCTTCCACCCTTGCTCTTTACAGATTCGAATTATCAAGTCCCGGAGGGCCATTGATGGCTTGCCAGGACGCCAAACCTCTCTCACATTCTTCAACGAGAAGCACCACCACCTCTCTTCATTTCTATACGGGCACAAGCCACCCTCAGCCCACTTATCAAACAGTTCAGGACGAGGATGAGCATCACAATCAAGACGCATCAGCTCTCGCAAAGTCTCTTCAGAAACTTGCGTAAGACGCAAAGAAGAAAGTGTACGGATGGAAGGAAAGAATCTAAACCTCAGTTTTACTTCTAAGAGAAAAACATCCTGGAGATTGGCATCTCTCAAGTCAACATCCCAAAGATTGGCAGATTCTAAGTCTGCATACCGGAGATCAGCCAAGCTCAAATCAGCATTAGTCAAATCAGCCTCACACAAATTAGCATACCGCAAGTCCACCTCAACCAGTTTAGTGTGTTGAAGATTGGCACGAGCTAGATTTGCTTGCCGCAAGTCAGCATTAGTCAAATCAGCCCGCTCCAAACAGGCCTCGCTGGCTACGACACGCCTCAAATCAGCCCAATGGAGAAAAGCTCGCCCAAGATTGGCAGAATCCAACTTGGTGCGTCTAAGGTCTGCGCGATAGAGATTGGCCTGCCTGAGATCAGCTCCCCTCAGATCAGCATTTCTCAAATTGGTGTTGTAGAGATCGGCACCACAAAGATTAGCAGACTTAAGACAAGCTCCCTCCAAATCAAAACCCCCAAGATCAGCATCTTTAAGATTGCCCTTGTTGTCTTCTGCTAGCTGCCGCAAGGGCTTGTTCCCTTGGGCGACGATTGCCCCTGTCTGCCTTTTCCTGATTGTAGTCACAAGTTTCCTCCTTGCTCATGGTGTGGCCACAGCCGAGATTCGAACTCGGACGGCAGTTGCCTCCGCTGCCAGGCGGGATATTAAGGACTGTGAGGAAACCTCAATGTCCACCCCGGAACACCTTGTGTCTACCAATTCCACCACTGTGGCCATAAAATTACAAGTCATTATCCTTTTCACATTGTGCATAACCATCAGCAAAACCTTCATCATATTTTGCATCCAGGCACTTCTCACATGGCTCAACGGTGATGTACTGAGAATGGCCGTTTGTGCCTTCTTTTGTATTACCGCACAGCCCGCTACCACAAGAGCAATAAACCTCGAATTCCAATTCTAAAGTTGGCATTTACTGTCCTCCTTTGTAGTTAGAGCCACAAATCTGGATAACCTTTCATTCCAAACTCAAACCACTCTTTCCAGGCCTTTGCCCAATCGGACCTATAATCTTCAGGGCGCAATAAAACCATTCCTTTTTTGCTGACACAATTAAAGATAGGGCATCTGTGGCAAAGCCCTCCCTGTGTAAATGGTTCATTGTGTCCGGGACAATTCTCAGGACATCTCGTAGGGAACTCTTGTCCCCCTATAACTATGCTTCCCAAAATTTCTTCCTCCATCACTTACTTTGTCCTTCCTTTTGCCATCTATGTTCTCCCCGCTCATACCTAGCAATAGCCTCTTTTGCCATTTCTATAGCTTTTTTCTCGCCAAAGGCTATGCAAGGGCAACGGATAGTGGTTAACCGCCTCGTCCGAAATTTCCATTTAGTAAGAAAATCCCTACACATCACACAGACTTCTGCTGAAATTTGTGATTCATATTTGCTGGAATCACGAGCGTCCAATATTACTACATTATCTTTCCACTTCTTATCTTCCTTCTCCCACATAGGGCAGGTACTACATACGTTGTCACAATGCTCTATCATGTCCTTTAGCCGCAGGTAGTATTGTCTTTTGGTTATCACGGTTTATCTCCTTTTTGTAGTGCGGCCACAGCCAGGATTCGAACCTGGACGCTCCCTCTAACCTGACAGAGCCTTGCATGTGGGAAGCACCTCAGTCACGGCAAGGCTGGCTGTGTCTACCAAGGGCAGGTGGCGTCCGAGTTTAAATTGCTAAACTCGGCCCCTATGTACACTCAGGTTTGCACTGTCGCCTACCACATTCCACCACTGTGGCCATAGAGTTACTCGTCCCCCCGATCATCATCCGCCTCTGGTAATTCCCAGTGGTTCCATACAAGTGCAGAGGGTTCTTCTTTTGAAGTTTTACCCCTTTCCCAGGCTTTTATTTTGCCACTTTCAGTCCAACCGGCAAAATGACGTCTTAATGTTGCACCTTCATAATCCCACACAATTACGGGATCGTCTATTTGAAGATCCGGACACTTAATAGAAATATCAATATCTGATTTTTGTTTTACTTCACCTCTGTTTTTAGTTCGGGCTGGTGGTATCCCCTTTTTCATCTCATGTTCCATCCACGCTCCAGGTCTTTTGAAGATACCTGGATGATGATGACTTGGATTTCTCGGATCACTCGGGCCTCCCATACTATCTACCTCCTTAATTTTAGGTTTTGGGGGCTGCATAATTTGTACGCTCTTTCAATCACTATGTGCACTTAATGATGAAAGAGCAACTACCAAAACTAATTATTCCCAGTCTTGGCCTTCCTGGGCACCCCCATCACAATAGCTACAAAGTCTTTACCCAATCTTACCCATCGCCTCAAGTTCAGCACAAGCCTCAACCACAACAGCAGGTTCTATGCCAAGATTTTCAACTAGCTCGTCGTAACCAATTGTTCGTCCATCATTTTCGCGAAAATAGCGGGCAATCTCCTCTTTAGCTTTCTTCAACGGAAGTGAGCGAAGCGTAATTAGGTTGTTCTTACCTTTTTGCTTCATTTCTTACTCAATTCTACCTTCCACTGGTTCATAGGTCTTCTCAAAGATATCGGCTTTGCACAGGTACATTTCGCCATTAACATCTATAACTATCCAATCTCCAACATTGCCAACCATGACCCCTTCTCGTGTTTCAATTTCAACACAGCGCTTTCTAGGATTGACAGTGGCGAGGGAATTTGGTGTAGCAACAAGGTATAACGAGTTTGGATGTTCTCCGTCAAACCATTCTTCTGTAATTTGTACCGCATCAACTATTACTGACTTTTTTCTAACTTTCATTTCCCTCCCTCCTGTAATCCCTTATCTCAGCAATCAAAAACTTGTTGAAGCAATATTCAGAATCACCTGTTTCGGTACTCTCGAAAAACTTCTTCAAGGCTTCTTTGGTACAATACAGTTCGCAAACGGGGCACAAATCAAAGCTCTCCGAAATAGTCTCTGTGCTGCCTGCTGCAGATAAGCGACGGTCATAAGGCAGAGTTCTTCTCGCAACACCTTTCTCTGTCCTGCAAATATCGCATACTGTAATTTGCATTTTCTTCCTCCCCCTAAATTTCTTAATGCTAAAATCCTTTCCCCGTGACCTTCTTCAAGAACCCTCCTTTTTCCTCCTCACAAGTCCCTGGATGTCCCTTTAATCTCCATTCTTGCAATTGCTCATCCCATTCAATCCAGACATGAGCACCGCATCTGTAGAACGCCTGGTGGATAGAACCACCTATTAGAGGCTTCCTACAGAAGGGGCATCTATCTGGTGCGTAGAGTTTCATCTCCCTCCCCCTTTTATGCTTTTGCTAGTTGCATAATAATCATATTCTCAGGCAATCCGAACTGTCTGCCTTTCAGAATATAAGTAATCCTCCGTGAAACGACTCTACCAGTGTATTCTTCAATCTGTGGGCTCCATTCCCGCAAAAGCACGAAATCTCCAACCTCGAAATTTCGATCATCTACCCTAAACTCGAACATTTTTGCTCCAGATAGTGAACTGTTGAATGCCTTGGGCCATGTCTTTAATTCATGCCATTTGGCTGATTCTGTGGCGACATTTGAAGTCATTTCCTTTCCTCTTCTCTATCAATTAAAGCATTGTATTTATCCCAAGAATCAAAAGATGTTGGCTTGCCGTCTTCTGTTCTTACATTGCCGTGGTAAGCCGCCGCAAATGCTTTTAAGCCATGCTTTCCATAGTGATCTGGATTTTTTTCAGCGGCCTCAATAAAGCCTATAGGATCATCAGTTTCAAGTAATACCTCACCACGAGGGCCACAGGGAAGACCATCTTTAAGAAGATAGGGAGGATCTCCAAGTTTCCACCAGCAAGTGTTAAAGCCATAGACAAGGCGATTATAGCTCTTTGCCGCCGCCTTGAGAGCCTCAAAACCTATAAACCAATTAAGGTGAAATCTATCCATTACTTTACCCCCTTTTATCAGCAAACTCATCGAAAGCCCAGTAACCATCACATAGTCTAAGAAAGACTATTCCCCCATAGAAATCGGACTCACCAAACAGCGGACACCAATCCCCGCAGTATCCGTCGTCTAATCTGGGGCAGCCCTGGGGCTTCATCACACCTGCTCTTTCAATCTTCAAAAGACCATCTTTGTTTATAAGTCCCTTCATACTCTCACCTTATCCTTCCAGAAATGACTCCCATCGGCATCCCTCAATCTTAGCTCTTCTTCTACGGCCAGGACAAGATCATTGTCCTTCTCAATAAACCAATCCTGCTCTAAGAGCCATTTCAAGTAACCTGAATTAATGAAGACTAGATCAACATTCTTGTATTTTCCAAAAGGCATCCTCATCTCTATTTCCTCAACTCAAGCACGAGCAACACAAAGGCTGCTCCTGCTATCATTCCAAATGCGAAAATTATGTATCCCATTAGCCCCATCACTTCTCCTTTCTAAATTGCGCCCTTCCCTGCAACCTCCGCAGACCGGCATCGCTTGCGAAATTCCCAGGGACACGCCAGTGCAGCACTTTGACGTTCAAGCTTTTCCCTCACTTTTAAGTCTCTTCTCTAGTCACTGCCTCTCTGCTGCCTGGTTAGGGCATACTATAAACTTAACACTTGCCTTTCTTTCCACCCTTTTTGCGTCCCACTCCTTTCCCAGGCGCTCGGCCCTTGCCTCCGCCTTTTCCACTGCGTGGGCCTTTGGAGCCACTAGGTGGCCCAGTACCATCTCTCTTTGGCATCTTTTCATCACCTCCTTTCCCTCTCGTCAAGTCAAAAATAAGCCCCCATTTCCTGAGATTGAAAACACCACATCTAGCTCCATATTGCTTCTCCCCCTCTTCTTTAGGTTAGCACCTTCACAGCACCAAAGCACACCGTATCCCTTGGAGGAGTTGCATATGTGCATGTGCAAACAGTATAAACCGCTTCCCTCATCTTCTTCCTTAGCTTATAATACTCATCAAGACAAGACTCTGTCCCTGCAGGAGCAATCTGGTAAGGCCTCTTTGGTTCTCCCAACCCCTCCACTTCTATTATCAAATGTGACCATAAAGAGCCTGGAATAACCCTCAAAAGATTGCTAAACCTCTGAGCTGCTGTTTCGCTCTCAAAGCACATAAGGCCAACAGTTCGCGATGGTGCCTTCACTACGGCGCCCTTCTTATAAGTCTTTCTGTATTTGCCTTTAGCAAAAACACTCCTTCTGTTCTGGGTAACTATCTTGTAAGCTTTCATGCTCTTCTCCTTCTTCTTTCCCTTTCTCTTTTACTAACTCCAAGAACTGGTTATCATCTTACACCAATTGAATCGCACAGAGTCACAAACATCTGCATGGCTTGTTTTTCGGTTAGTTTCGTTTTCTTACTTTCTCTCCTCTCTTGACAACTTCACAGTTAGGCATATGCCACTCGTCCAGTTTATCTATAAATGCCTTTGTCAACTTATATGTTTCAAACGATTCCTTTACAGCTTCTGCTCTTTCGTCCGGCTCTTCCCCTTCCACTTCTTCTACTATGAAGCCGTCATACCCAAACATCCCATGCACTGCCAAATAGTGCTCCACTGCAATTCCTATACTAGGAGCTTCTATCACACAGCTTAGAGCACTGCCATCAGTGGGAGTAAGCTTGTACTTTTTCCAGTTCACACTCTTCTCCTTCCCTCTTCTCTTAATTGCTTGGTGTCTTTTCCTCACTCTTAACATCGCACAATTTTAGTAGTTCGCAGAACTCGCCAATGTGCTCATCCAGACCCTCCCCTTGGTCAAAAGACATCACAAGTTGCTTCCCTTTGTAACAAAAGCCCATAACAAAGGGCATATCGTCCGGGAATTGAAGTTCGAGTTCTTCCTCATCCTCTTCTTTGTATTTTATAGTTACCATTAGCTTGTCCCTTCTTTCTCTTCCTCTCCTTTCTCTTTTACAAACTCCAAGAATTGATCATTATCCTGCTGTTTCAGAATCTCATTTACCAATGCCCGTCTCTGCTCGCTGTTAAATCTGAAAGGTGGCCCTCCTACTATACTAATTGAGTCATACAGTGTTAAAAACATCAGTAAAGCTTGATTTTCTGTTAGTCTCATTGCTTGCTCTCCTCTCTTTTTCTCTTCCTTCTTTCTTTTGAGTCTACTAAAAGCATAAAGTATCCCTTACTCAAAACAAGAACTATTAAAATCTCTCCTAACCAAATATCATAAGAGGGGAGCACTTTTAGATGTGTCATAACCCAAGACCCGTAGTATAAAGCTCCCCAAGCTAAAACAGTCATCGCACCCACTATAAACATTTCTTTCCTCATCCCTTTTCTTCTTTTAATCATCCCGCATTTCTTTCTCCTTAAAATTTTACTCTACTGTAATCAAGCACTTTCCATTTTGGTTAGTGCCGATTCCGATACAGCCCCTTGCTATGTGTAACTTTGTCTCTGGGCTTTCTACCCATTGTTCTCCGCAAGAACGACACTCAACATTGGGCCAAGCATGTCCAATGTATCTTGTAAAGTAGACATTCTCCTCCCCACAAAAAGGGCACTTCTTTCCTTTTAATTTTCCTCCAATGCTTAACTTCACAGTACACTCTCCCTCACTTAAACAGCAAAAGCACGCCACATTTAGGCTCATTCTCATTTATGATTACCCTCTCTTTCCAGCATACAGCTTTCCTCAATCCTCCTCTATCCTTTTTGCAAACTCCTTTCCCCCTCCGCCACTTCATAAACTGTAATCGTTTGCCTGAAGAACAACTGTCTCCCACACCTCGGACACACAGCAAGGTCTTTGGAGTAAGGGCTTAGCACAAACTCCCAATAATCAAATTCTTCCCCACACTTGCACTTCATCAAGGGAAGATATCCGTCGTCGGGAGCTCCGAACTGTACTTCAGAAGTAATGTCTACCAAACAATTCCAAATGATCCACATGGATTCCTGCCTCACAAATGACCCTATCCCTAGTGTCTAATTTTACAGCAACCACCTTGTCATTGTGTTCCCTGGGATCAGGGCCCATTACCGTGCCAACTTCATTAGCTATGCCCCAGGCCCTTGACATTGCATTATCCTTTATTTTGACTTTTGTGCCTACTTTCATTGTTCTCTTTTCTCCTCTTTGTCTGCCCATTGTGTCCCATTTTGGGCTTGCTCCCACTTCTCCAGGTAAAGTTCCTCTGCTGTCTGGCCTCGCTCAGTACCTCCTTCTACATAGGTATCACACCAGCCACACCACCAGTCCCAAGGATACTGTGGTGGATAAGTTAACAACATGTGTTGTCTATACCTCTTAATCATAACCTTCCCACAATTAGGGCACCTTTTCTCTTCAGAAGTCTTTTGCTCTTGGCTCTTCTTCTCTACCATTACTCCCTCTCCTTCTTCTCTCCCTTAGCAGTCAAGCCTCAAAGAACAAGACTCAAACAAAGAAGTATTCATAGTCTTGTCTCTCATCCTCTGACAATAGTGGCATATTTGCCTATTGTCGTTATGGATATATCCATCACAAAGAGAGGACTTAAAGCCTAACACTTCCATCGCTCTACATTTTCGGAGTTTCTTCTCGGACTTCTTTCGCCGCTTTCTGGTACCAATCTTATCTTTATTCTCCTCTCTCCAAACCCTACTGCGCTCACTCACACAGGCAGGATGTCTACAATACTTAGAGCAGCGCCTGCGAAAAGAGCCATAAATGCGCCCACAGTAAACACAACGATGTATAAACTCAGGAGGCAAGTAAATTGGCTTCTTTCCCTCTCTAAAGCAACTCTCGCATACACCTCTCCATCCATACTTTGTTCCTGTCCCAGGATGAAACTCATCAGGAGACTTATACTTCCCGCAAGCACCACAAAACTTCTTCTCAAACTTTCTTGTAGCAGGCCTGCCTCTCTTACCCATAGCACAAACCTCCCCACTATGAGCCAGCTCTCTTTATAACCACAGCAGGATACTTGTCCCAATTGCGCATTTCTTCTGCCCACACAACAATGCCTTCCCTCTCCACATAATAGAATTTCACTTCTCTCTCCAGCTTAGAAACCTTCAAGCTCAAACGGTAAAGCAAACAAGCCATCTGCTCTTGATCTCTCTCCATCATTCTTATACAAGTATTAGCCTCAGTAGCCAAGCCAAAAAACAAGCCCCACAAAAGCCCATAGCTAACCAGAAAAGCAACCAGTATCCAAAGAACAATAGTTTTCACTTCTGCCTCTCTCTCCTTCCACCAGAGCGCCTCCTCGCCAAAATTGACTCTATGTACTCCTTGATAACATCCGCATGGCAAGGGAGTGGAGCACACCAGCAAACCAAATCAATGTCTTGCCTCTTAGCCAAAGCCACAATCCTCTCCACAGCTCTGCGTTGGGGACTAGAGCGCTCTCTCATTCGCTCAAGAAACCACTCTCTATACTTTTCAATAACCTTGGCTCTGCTGTCTGGATCGTTGGAGTCCATCCTCCAAGGATTGCCAAGAGGCGAGGGCCTACCCACATATATCCCAGGCCCCTTAAAACGCTTTTTATTTCTCACCCTAATCACATCTTTCTCCCTACACTATTATAAGCCAGAAATTCCTATTGAAGATAGGCGCTTTGGCTCAATCCTTTATATAAATCTCAAGCCCCTTGTCTAAGGCAACCCACTCCGGCACAAGCACCTCTCCCTCCCTCTCATCAATCCAAGAAATATGCCTCTCGGGAATCCACACCTTCTCGTCCCCAAAGCTCAAAAGGCAAGCAGCCTCCGTACGACAAGCAACATAGTCAAATTGTAAAACAACTTCCTGCAGATTACTGAATCGCGCATATTTCATACTCTAGGCACCTCTTTATCTTTCTTCCACAACCTCACCACCAGAAGCTGCTCTCTGCCACAACGAAAACAACGACAATAGCCATAAGCCACTCCATTATTGACGTGAGAGAGAACCACATCATCATGCCCAAAGACTAGGCAAATAAACTCTTTGAGCTTTTGAGTATTGGGCCTCAACAATTTTGGCAATTTCATCCTCTTTTCTTCCTCCTGTTTTTCGCAGCTCTTAGTCTGACCTTCCCCTCCATAGCAGAGAGACACCTGGCGCAACAGCTCTTCCCAAGGTTTAAAAGCTTTTCTCTCTTCTTCCTCGTAGTCCAAAGTTCCCTCTTGTTCCTCTGGCAAATCAAGCCCAGGCCCCTGGGGATTAAACCAATCTGGCCTCCTCTCCTTCTCCATATTGCACTTTACCTCCTTCTCACAAATCCACGACCCCACGATCCTTGCCACCCACCAGGCTTTAACCAATGGGCATACCGTCTATGAAGCTTCTTAGACTCTTCATACACATCATCACTGTATACACTCCAAATATCATGCCAGATCACATCAAACTTCTCTCCTTTCTTGGGCTTCCAAGAGAAGGCATCAGCTCCCACATTCACTACAAGCTTGCCATCAGAGTCTGGCAAGTGAGGTGCAACAAGACTGACTACCTCTCTTGAAATCTCATTAACAGTAACCTTGTTAACAGTAGACTTCTTTAAAACTTCTACAGTAACAAGACCAAGGCCCAGCCCATTAATCAAAACCTCCCCACGAGCCTGGTAGATTGCCTCTTGGTGATCTCTCTCTTCTGCTGGAGTATCAGACATAATCAGCACTCTCCCCCGAACAAGCTTTGTATACTGGCCAGGCTCAATGGCTCTACTCCCTTGACCAGAGAAGAGAAGAGATGTGTTAAACAAACTAGCCTGCTGCTCAGTTACTGTAAACTTCTCAATCCGATAGTCTCCCCATTTACCCTCCGGAGCACAAGCTTTCCAAACCATCCTAACCTCCCTTCCCACTTTGGGCAACTGTTGCTTTCTTTCTCTCCTCCTCTCCTAACTGCCCCCTATTAAGTCTATTACGAGCAAAGTCAATACACTTAGACATGGACTGCGCAAATTCTCTAGCTTGCTCCCTGTTCACAAAAGGAGCAAAAATCGCTTCCACTATCATGGAATCAAGAATAGTGTTACAACTTATCCTCAAATCCACAAGCCAATAATAATAATCCATTACGACAGGAAAATACTTCAACAACAGCCCATTTAAAAGCCTTCTGTGCTCCATCACAGCATCAACATAAGCCTTATATGCCCCCTCTGGTGGTGGCTGCTGAACTTGGTAAAGAAAATGTAAGAAAACCTCCTTTGCTATCCCTAGAAGCAGTGCACTTCTTTGTGCTTGTGCACTCTCCTCAGGAGAAATAGGACACACAAAATACCCACGAGCAACCGTAGTAGCAGCTCCTCCTTGAGTAGTAACAGTTTGCTCTTTATCCATCACGATATCTCCCTTACTTGTCCCATTAAACACGACTCAAATAAACAGTCACTGTGCACAAGGCGGTTCCCTCCAGCTCTTTTTGGCTAATGAGATAATAATCATATACTACCTTACGCACACGATAACAGGTTCTCAAAGAAGGCAATGAGCTTGCCTTCTTGATATTTGGCAAAACAATATGGTCTCCCTCGCTTGGTATAAGATCAACATCCATTTTACCTAAACTCTTTACCCCTCCCTTGTCCTGGTCGGCAACAAACTTCACAAGCATTCTAAAGCCTCCCCCTAATCTTTCGATTCTTGTTCTGAAGCGAAAGCTGCTACAGTCCGCTCGTGATAAAGCTGAGTTTTCTTCTTTTTGTGCTTAGCAGACACCAAATGTCTCTGCCCAAAAACATTGCCCCTCTCATCCCTGTGCTGGTGTACAGCATAGTCCATCCGCTTTCTTCCTTTTCTCTTCCTCATAACAGAGCCTCCCTAAAAAGTCAAATAGCTCTTCTCCTATGTACTGTTTTAAAGTGCGCTCTTGTTCTTGGGCAAAATCAAAGCCGCACTTTGGCCCAACAAGAACAGAATCAAAGTCTTCCATAACTACCCCCTCTTCACTCTCTTTGGCTTGCTTCTCTTGACAGTAGCAGTATTGCCTTGCTGCTGTGGCAAAGGGCGCTCAGTAAACGACACAGAGCGTCTCTCCACAACAGAAATTCTTGCTCTCTGAGACACTCTATACACAGTATCAAAAATAGAGTATATTTCAGGCAGATGGCTTATCATCAGTATTTGAAGCCCTACTTTTTGGGAAAGCTCTTTCATCATAAGAGCACACCTGTTTTGCAAATCGGGGGAGACATACTTAAATGGTTCATCCAAGAGAAGAAATTTTCTCACACCAAACTTCTTAAACAAAAGCGACAAGTACCCAACCCTCAGCACAAAGCTGGCCACATCCTTGACCCCGCCGCCAGAGGACTCCATAGGAGAAATACGCAGCTTACCATCACGCACAAAGTACATCTCGGCTTCTGTTTGTCCTCTCTTAACACCAAAACGCAACTCAAATTGGTAGGCTTCTCTTTCCCAAACAGCAGACAACGCAAAAGACACCAAGGAATCAATCCTGGACTCTATTTGTTTCTGAGTATCAATGGCAACCTTTTGAACAAGAGCCAAAGCCTTGCCCACAGCCACCTTGCGCTCCTCCAACGCTTTCTTGCGCTGTCTCACCCTGGCAAGCTCTTTCTCAGCCTGGGCCTTCTCTGCACAAAGGGCATAATGGGCCTGCTTAAATTGTTCCAGCAAATTCTCCCTTCTGCTCTGATCAATCAGAGTCCCCATAAGTGCCCTCCAATTTCCTCAGCAAAGAGTCAAACTTCTTCTGCTCTTTAGTAATCTCTGCCTCTATGGCCTTTATGCCTTCCCTGGCACTCTCAAGGGAATCAAACCCTTTGCTTTTAAGCTCGCCCATAACTTGCTCAAGCTGGCCTTCCAACTTAGCAGCAGTAACCTTTGCCCTATCAGCAGCAGTTTTAAGCCTCTCTAATTTAGCCAAACTGGTAGAATCATAGCTTACCATACCCACACCTCTCCACAGCCTCATAAATGACTCTCTTAACAAGCGGTGGTAGGCCCCTTGTGGCCTTCACCGCCAACGACAAATTACGCAAGAAGTCAACCCCTACATCATAATCTTTAACAGCCGCCACAAAAGATTCCATCAGAGAGAGAAACTCTTGGGATTCTTCCTTGGATTCAAAATCAAGAACTTCTTGGGCTGGCAGAACAGGAACCTCTACCATCTCCAAAGTGCAAGAGGAAGACTGCCAAATGCCTACCACCGGGACATGTTCTCTCTGATCAACCCGAGAGCGCATAAGAGAACCAGGATTAAAAACAGTACAGCTTCTGCCCTCATGGACGAGAGTTTCATGGTTATCTCCACACACTACAAGAGAATATCCTGGAGCCCAAGAAGACACCTTCTTCAGAGGGAAAAGCTCCTCACACCCAGGCCACGGCTTTCCATCTGTGACAAGCAAATGGGCAAGCAGAATATTGGCTCCCCAATTTCTTTTCCGAGGGACAGGAATCTCTTCATCATAACTAGCACCATACAAGTAAAGTCCCTCTCCAAGAGAAATAGGCTTTCTGCCAGCAACAGTGACCAGTCCCAGCTCTTCAAGAAAAGCCAAAGCGGTGTTTTGCCTTCTGCGAAAGGCAGTATCATGTTGGCCAAAAACACAATACACTGGAGGAAACTGCTCAGTAAGCAGATAAATATACTCAGCAAGAAGAGGATAGGGTTGGACAGGAGAATCAAAGAAATCACCAGCTACAAGTACAGCATCACACGCTGCCTCTTTGGCTAACCCTGCAATCCACCTCACCTTCCCCATCTGAGTAGACGGATAATCATCCACTCTACTCAACGGGGTCTTGCTTGTTATATGAAGATCAGCAGCCAATAAAAGCTTCATTTCTTCTCCTCAACAGATATCACAGAACCGCACAAAGGACAACGACGAGCCTTAACTAATGCTTGCTCAAAAGCCTTGGCTGTTTTTGTTTGCTCTTTCTTGGCTAGAGACAAACGGCTTTGTATCGAGACAACTTGCTCAATAGCAAAAAGAAGAACCTCTCTCTCGTGGTATAAGCTTCTTATTCTCTCTGAACAGGAAAGTGCTCTGTCCAAAAGAGCCTCTGATGCTAGAGCTTTCTTTGCTTGAATAAGCTGATGCTCTAACCTCTCTGCCCTATCAATAAGGTGCTCCACCTCTGTCCTAAATGCAACAGCTTCCTCTATGAATCCTAAAGCCTCTTTTGCCTGGCTTATAAGCTTCTGGCCCTCCTCCAGAAAATCATAGCTCCCCAGTAATTCTTCAAGCCTAGACTCAGAATCCCCAGCATCAAGCAAAGCAACATCAGCAGAATGAACCTCCGACTTCAAGTAGGAGATAATGCTATCAATGGCACCAATATCTGCTGCCCTGTTAAACTTTCTAGCAACCTCTCCTGCGCTCTCTTGGAGCATAAAGTAGGGATCATATTGGTGCTGAAAGCAAGCATCATCCAAAGCAAGCAAGGTGGAAACTTCTTCCGGAACGTCCCCCTTAATAGCATTGAACTCTGCCGCCAAGGCACCATCAGCAGAGTAAATCCTGTAGCCATTAAATTTTCTCTCCTTTCTACGCTCAACAGATTCTCCGCTATCAAGCCACACCCTAACAGAAACAGGCTCGCTCTTCTTTGTGCCCTCTCTTCTAACTTCCTCCTCACTCAAGGGACGATTCTTTGCCAGCCAGCGCAAAGCCTGCGCTATACATGTTTTGCCAGCCTCACTAGAACCAACAATAGTGGTTATTCCTGCCGAC